AGTATGAACCCAAGCATATCTTGCCCAATATCTGATTTTATATTTTTGAGTTAATCTTCTACATTCTTTTTGCATATCTTTATGTGTCATCGCATTATTCCAGAAAATCATTTCAGCAACTTCACTTGTAGTCCATTCAGTTTTTGCATATTGTCCGCAATTAATAGTCCATTGTTTTGGAGCATAAGATTTTCTTTGCCATCTGCTTCTAAATTCACCATCAACATAAACTAAACCATCACTATTTGCCATAACACAATGGAAGTTATAACTTTGTGTATTCTTTTGCCATCCCATGTTATCATAAGTAGCCCAGTGTCCATGATGGACAACACCAACTCTTCCTCCCCACCATCCGTGAAGACAGTTATTAGTAGTACCAACAATAACACGACCATTACCTCTAAGATTTCTAGCAACAACAGCAAGAGTAAATGGACCTCTTCTTCCATTACCCCAACCCGCAAGATTAGTATCAAATCTAACACCATCACTTCTACCAAATCTAATAACTCTGAATTTTTTACCATCATTATGTGCCCAAACAACTCTTGGTTCACCATAAAATTCAGTCGCATCTGGGAAAATTCCGGCATGATTTTTCCATCTTCTATTATTTCTATAATCATCTGCTTTAAAGTGACCAACTGCTGGTCCAGTTGCTTCGGTTTCTCGTCTTTTTGGTTCTTCTGGATTATGATATAACCATCTGTTTCCTTGTTTTTTTACTTCGATTGGACGAAGTAGTTCCCAATTCCATGCTTTTGGTTTTCTATGGTCTCTATGACGTTGTCCAGTTTGCCACATCCAAGTATTGCTATGGGCGGTAATATAACGACGATGATAAGTAAATAAAGCAACTCTACCACCACCACAATCTTCAACTTCAAATCTTTCCCAAGACCAACCTGTTGGTAAATGAGTATAATGTCCTCTATGTCCAGATTGGTCGACACCTCTACTTGCGTGAGCTCTTAAGTATCTCTTTCTAACAATATTGTATAATGCGATTTGATTTCCTGGTAATCTTCTAACTTGGAATACATTTTCGTTTTTGACATTAATATTTAATTGTCTAACATGACCACCATGCATACCAACATATTTTTTATGGACGGACCATAAAGCAACATAATTTCCATTTCTAAATACATGATTAATATTTGTACTTAATCTTTGTCTCCAGTGAATGTGATTCCATCCTTTTGGTTTAGTATTATTATACCATTTAGAAACTTCATTACGATTTAATGAACCATCAAACCAAATCATTTTATGGACGTAAGTATAAATATTTTCTGCGTTTTTATGTCCAGAATCTGGAATATACATAGTATGATTTTTAAGTGCTTGTGGATAATGTGGTAAGTTTCCAGCACTGTGATATTGACCATTGATATAATGAGTTACTCGTTTTCTATTAACTACTGTACACATATGATTCCATTTATCGTATCTGAAACCTCTTTTTTCAAGACCATGACCATCAACACCATCATTACCTCCATGAGCCCAGATATTTTTACCACAACATCTTTGAGTTCTAATTCTAAAGTGATATTTATATTGATTACCACAACACCAGAACCAAGCTGCTGGAGCACGATCATGTCCTTTATTACCCCAACGGAAAATGTTTCTCCAATGTCCGCTAGGTGGATTAGTTTTAACCCAATACATCATAGTATATTGTTCTTGATTACTTAATGGAATTTGATTTCCTGGAATTTTCTTTTGATGATATAAATGATGGGTTCCATTAATTAATACTTTGTGTGGAATTTCTCTTGGAGCATCCCATCCTGTGAATTTACTCTTTTTATAAATTTCTCTAACTTGACGATCAACAACAGTTCCATCGTGCCACCACATATTTCTAACATAAGTTCCTTGATGATCACCTGTCCAATCTGGAACATACATTGTTTCATTTTTAAGTTGTTGTGGATGATCTGGCATCCAACCTTGTGTAAGATATTGTCCATTAACATAATGTTTAACATGTCTTCCATTTACTGTAGTAAGCATATGATTCCATTTATGATATCTAAATCCTTTATGATGTAAATTATGAGCATCAACTCCATCATTACCACCATGAGCCCAGACATTAGTTCCACAACATCTTTCTGTTCTAACTCTGAAGTGATATTTATAAGAATGTCTGCAACAATATAACCACGCTGCTGGAGATCTTCTAGAACCATCATTTCCCCATCTGAAAATACTTCTCCAATGCCCAGTTGCTGGATTAGTTTTAATCCAATAAGAAATTGTAAAGTGATTTGGATTAGACCATGGAATTTGACTTCCTGGAATTTTTCTTTGATGTTTCATATGATGAGTTCCACCAATTAATACTTTCTTTTGTGGCATTGGAAGATATCTTCCAGTTCCTGGAACACAACATTGATATCTCCATTGAATATTTTGTCCTTTACCGTCTCTATGTAATCTTAAACTTCTTATTGCTTTTCCTGCTGGACATTGAATATTATGTCTATCAAGGTAGATTGTATTACCTTTACCATCAGAATTCCATGGAGTAGAATGATTAGTACATTTACTTGCTCCACACGCTTTACAATCATATTGAAGAGCAATTTTCTTAGCAGCACCACCTCTAACTAGTTTTAAAGATGCCATTAATCCACCTTTACAATCAATTTGATGTTTATCAAGATAAACCATATTACCTTTACCATCATCTTGCATTTTGGTATATTGAGTAATCATTTCCGCATTGTTTGGATCAGCACAGCAATTACCTACAAGTCTCATCTTACCTTTATTATCTCTTGATAATTGGATTTTATTTAAAAGACCTATACTTCCATGTTTCTTACAATTCAGATTATGTCTATCAAGATAAACCATATTTCCTTTACCTTCATCACTAAATGGTGTACTAGTTGCACCACAATCATAAAATTTAGGAATTTTATATTTAGCACGAAGAGCATCAGAAACTGATACTAATTCAGCATCACTTAAATGTCTATTATAGAACATAATTTCACCAATTTCTGAAATACTCCATTCTCCTTTCACAGAAGCACCATAATTAATACTCCATTGTTTTGGAGTAGAACCATTAGTTTTTGTATTTTGAAAATCTTTAGTACAATCGAAACTATCCATATATGCTTTTCCATTATTAGTACAAGCCATAACATGGAATGCTTTATTTCCACCTCTAGTTTTATGTGTTAACCAACCATCTTGATAGAAAACACCAGTTCTATTTCCCCACCATCCTACAAGAACATTTTTACCAACACCATCAACTACACGACCATTATCTCTAAGATTTCTACCAACTACTACTACAGTATAAGTACCAGAATTAACTCTACTATCAAATATAACACCATCATCTTTGTTAAATCTTACAACTTTAACCCATTTACCATTAATATTACGCCACTTAATACTAGGTTGTCCTCTTACTTTAAAGTTATTTCCAAGTTTTCCTCCTAAATATTCACCATCCCATTTAGCACCACCATGATAAAAGTCTTCAGCAATATAACGACCAACTAAACCACTTCTTACTTTTGGAGAAGTTCTAGCAGAACCATGTCTAGATGGAGTTTTAGTAGTAGGACTAATTTCACCTAATTTAGTAACTCTAAATAAACTACTATATCCTTTAACTACCTTTTTATCAGATTTAACTCTTTGGTCTTTCTTTGCTTTAACATTAACATATAAAGTATGACCGTGTTTAGATTTAATAACAACTCTACCATCATGTTGCATATTATAAGTAAATCTTTCCCATTGCCATCCACCTGGAATATGATACCATGGTCCATGATGATATTGAAAATCAGTTGTTCCATTTGGCTGAACTCTTAAATATCTTTCATAAGTTTCACTCCAAAGAGCAAACCAATTTCCACCTAAACTAATTACTCTCCAACGAGAATCCGCAGAAATTCTATCTAAAGTACTTCTACTACTACTATATGGGCGTAAATATCCATATTTTCCACCAGATTGTAAGGAAATAATAGAACCAGTTTTGAAATAACCTTTAACTTTTTCACGAAGTGCTTGGGCTTTTTCTTCTGCTGCTGCCGCTGCTGCTTTTCTCTTTTTCTCTGCATCTGCTGCTTTTCTTTTTGCCGCTTCTGCTCTTTTTCTTGCTCTTTCTGCTGCTGCTGCTCTTCTTTTTGCTGCTTCAAGTGCTCTTTTTCTTGCTTCTTCTGCTTGTCTTTTCTTTCTGGCTGCTAGTTCTGCTGCTTTACGTTTTGCTTCTTCTTCTTTTGCTTTTCTTGCTCTTTCTTCTTCTGCTTTTTTTGCCGCTTCTGCTGCTTTTCTAGAAACTTCTTCAAGTCTTTTCTTGTCGGCAGCATTTTTTGCTTTTGCTACTGCTTCTTTTGCTTTTCTTAATTCTTCCTTTCTTTTTCTTTCAGCTTCTTCTGCCGCTCTTGCTTGTTTTGCTGCTTCTTCTGCTTTCTTTTTTGCTTCTGCTTCTTCTGCTTTTTTGGCTGCTGCTTCTTCTGCTTTTTTCTTTGCTTCTGCTTCTGCTCTTTTCTTTGCTTCAATTTCTTTTTTTCTTGCGACTTCTGCAGCCTTTTGTTGTCTTTCTGCTCTTTTTCTTGCGGCTTCTGCTCTTCTTGCTTCTCTTGCTTTTCTTTTTGATTCAAGTTGTTTGTTTAATTCTTCTTTTGCTTTTTTCTCTGCTTCTTTTTTTGCTTTAAGTTCAGCATCTTTTTTCTTTCTTGCTTCTTCTTCTGCTTTCTTTCTTTTTGCTTCTTCTGCTGCTTTTTTCTTAGCAATTAATTCATCTTCTTTAGTTTTAGCACTGAGTTTTTCTGCTGCTTGAACTTTTGCTCTTTCTTCTGATGCTTTCTTTTCTGCTTCAAGTTTCTTTCTTTGTTCTTCAGTAATTTCTCCTTTTTTAACTTTTGCTTTTGCTTCTTCTGCTTTTTTCTTGTCTTCTGCCGCTTTACGTTTTGCTTCTCTCTCTTTTGATAGTTTTGTTTTTTCTTTTCTAGCACCTTCTTCTCTTTTATATTTATCAAGTAATTCTTTTCTTTTTGTTTTACATTGTTTAACAATTCTGGCATTTTCTTTACTTTCTGCTTGTAATTTACTAATAAGTTTAAGTTGTTTATCTAATTTTGATTTTGCGTCAGCACTTTCTGTTTCAACTTTAGTTACTGATTGTGGAATTGGTTTTCCTGCACATTTTGCTTTTGCTAATTCACTTGTTCTTGCTGCTTTAAGTGCTACTTCTTTTGCTAGAGAAGCTGCTTCAAATTTTGCTTTTGTTGCTGCTTGTGCTGCGAATGCTTTCTTTTGTGCTTCTGCTGCTACTTTTTGAAGATTACCAAGTTCTGTATTTTCAAATGCCTCAATTGGTGCTAAGTTAGCATATGATTCTTGAACTTTTGGCTTACAATATCCCCATTTTTCGTTTTTATTTGTAGTATAACACCATGGTTGTTTAGCATTATCTGGATTTCTACAATAGTTATGATCACCAACACCAAATTGTGCTTTTTTCTCTGGTGTATTAATATGTTTATTTGGAGTTTGGAGAGACCATTTTTGACAAGTATTTCCTTTTATTGTTTTATTTTGACAACCTCTATAATCTTCTCCTTTTCCTGAATATTTTTCATTACAGTATGAACCTTTTACTACTTTAAGTGAAGAAACTGTATCATTAAATCCAAGTTTATTTAAATCTGGTTCATCTTTAGTGATTACTAGTTTTTTACCATGACCATCACCATGTTCCCATAGAACGGCATAATAACCTTTAGTAACTTTGATAGAACTTGCTTTATCATTAAAATCACCAATATTTTTATGAAGACCTTCTTTATAATTAACTGCTTTACCTTGATAATTACCATGTTCATAAACAGTAACTGGATTTGCTACAACTGGTGGTGCTGCTCCTTTAATAATTTTAACTGATGAAATTTTATCATTAAAACCAATAGTATTAAGATTTTTGACATGAGATGAAATTACTTTGCTTAATCCAGAAAATGAACCATGTTCATATACAATAGCGTGATATCCTGGTGCAATTTTAATAGAAGTTGCTTTATCATTCATTCTACCAACACTTTTATAATTACCTGCTTTTCCTCCCCATCTTCTTCCTCTAAAATTAGAATGAGAATACAGATAAAAAACATTTCCTGGAATAAAAAGTGCTTTATGGTCTTTTTTACCACCACACCAATTATTATATGCAGGAGCACGAGCTTCACAAGCTTTTTGAGATAAACCCGCATCTTTATGACGTTCGCCCCATCCATCTTTGAAATATCCTTTTCTATTGAAATTTTTTTGTTTTGGACAAGTATCATCAGTTTTCATATAACAACCTGGTTTAGTTGGTTTAATTTTACGTTTTTCTTCCTGTTTCTTTTCCCATTTAGCTTTAGCTTGTTCATAAGTATCTGCTAACCAATCAGCAGTAAAAACTTCCCATTTCCATCCTTTTGGTAAAGTTTTTTCTTTAGTAACTCCTGATTGATCCATCCAACCATTTTGATTAGCACGAACATATGTATTAAAAATACTTCTTAAACAGAATTTACCATCACCAAGTTCTTGTACGATGAATTTTGGCCATTGCCATCCTTTTGGAAAATGATTATAATGTCCTTTTCTTCCAGATTGCTCAATTGTTTTTTTATTATTACGAGCTCTAAGATATCTTTTCCATTTTTGAGAATATAAAGCAACACATGGTCCAGTTTCATGTTTACACCATGGTAGAATTTTAACAATAAAGATTTCCCATGAACCTCTTCTTTTTTTTTGTACAACATTTTTTCCTCCATTTCTCATAGAAACATAAGTACCTCTCCAAGTTTTGAGTCTTAATCTTTCACCATCTTTAACAGATGTCCATGATTTTTTTGCTCCATAACAACCTTTTCTATGTTTTTCTTTTTTTGAAGTAGCCCAGATTTTACTATCTTTAATTAGTTGTTCTTTTGTCTGTTTTTTAGCCCAATCACTATAATTTGCTTTAGTAGTACAGCCAGCGTCTTTCCAGATTTTAGCATATTCACTTTCACTGACTAATGCTCCATAACAAACTTTTTTATGTTTATCTTTTTTGGAAGTAGCCCAGACTTTACTATCTTTAATTAGTGCTTCTTTTGTCTGTTTTTTAGCCCAATCACTATAATTTGCTTTAGTAGTACAGCCAGCATCTTTCCAGATTTTTGCGTATTCTGCTTCACTGACTGTTGCTTTTTTTGCTTCTGCTACTTTTTTGGCTACGACTGCTTTTTTTGCCGCTACTGCTGCTTTCTTTTCATTTTCAACTTTCTTTGCTACTGCTTTTTTAGCATCTGCTTCTGCTTTTGCTGCTTCAGTTTTCTTTTTGTCTGCAACTGCTTGTGCTTTTGTTCTTTCAGAATCAGTTTTGGCTTGCATTACTTTTTTTTGTGCTGCTTCTGCTTCATCATGTTTTTTAGATGCTTCAACTTTTTTATTTTCTGCTTCTTGGGAAGATTCTTTTCTTTTTTGTGCTAATTTTGCTGCTGTTTTTTTAGATTCAATTGCTTTTTTTGCTGCTAATGCGGTTTCTCTTTTAATTGCTGCTTCTAAAGCTTTTTTTGCTTTAGCTTTATCGTCTTTAGATGCTTTTGGATTATCTAAAATTGCTTGAGCTGTTGCTTTTTGTTTTTTTACTTCGGAAACCTCTTTATTTAAAGATGCTTCTTTAACTTTACGTGCCGCTTCTTTTGCTAAGTCCATAAGTCTTTTAGTTTCTGCTTGGGCTGCTTGGGCTTCTTTCATTGCTTTTTCGGCTACTTGTTTTTTTAATGCGGCTGATTTAAGTGCAGCGTTTTTTGCTCTAATATCATCGATTTTACAGAATTTATTTCCTTCGGTTACAATCGCTTGTGATTCGACTACAGTTTTAGTTACAGGTTTTCCAACTTGTTTTTGTGCTGCTTTCATAGCTTTGATAGAACCAATATATTGATTTCTTAAATCTTTTAATTGTCTAATTCCTTGTTGATACAATTTTCTATATTCTTTGAATAATACCCTATATTGATTCATTTCAATTCTATATTTAACTAATTTTCTATCAACAGCATTTTGTACTTGACTTGCTTCTTCTGTTTTGATTGCTTCTACTACTACTTGTTGTGATTCAACATTTTGTCTGTCTTCAACTGCTTGTTTAGCTTCTTCTCTTTTTTGTGCGGCTTGTTTTTCTGCGGTAGCATCTTTTTGTTCAAATACTTGTTTCTGTTGTTGTTGATTACTAATTTGTTGATTACGATCAATTTTTTGTGATAATGCGTGAATCATATTTTTATGAGTAAGTAAAATTCCTTTTAATTCATCTAATTCAGTTTGTCTTGCTTGAATTGTAGGTTTTACTTGTTGCTGTTGTGTAAGAGATTGTCTGACTTTAGTTTCTAATTGTCTTTGAATATCTGCTAATCCCGGATGGGAATGATCTCCATTAACTTCAGCTGCTTTAGAAATAGCTGATAATACTCTACGTCTTTGTCTTGCTTCAGACTTTAATTTCATTAATAAACCAATTATATCTTTGGTGTTTGAAGAAATATCAGATTGTTTTTGGGCTATATTTGCTTTACTTTGTTCTTCTTTAGCATTTTGTTTAGCAATTTGTTTACGAGTATGGATATGTTTATGAATAACAGTAATTGTTTGATCGTCATCTTTTTGTTCTTTTTTATCTTGCTTTGCCAGTGGTAAAAATTGATTTGGATTAAACAATTGTCCATATTTGCCTTCATAATCTTTCTTGTTTTGGTTTACCATTCTAAATGTATATATTATATTATATCAAAATATAATTTTTTGATATATTACGATATAATTCATAAATATTGAAAAAATATAATCATCTACCTTATATTTTTAAAGTAAATGAAAGTAATACAATTAAAAAATCCTGTTTAGATGTATTTTTAGATCGTTATTAAATTTAACGCCAATGGACGACAAATCTTTCAGCTTCCCAAGTTGGATGAATTGTTTGTCCTTTTGGTCTAACTGGGGATTGACCTAACCAGTCACAACCAGCAGCTTTAATATAAGTATTATGAATAGTTCTGAAAGCAACTCTTCCATTACCAACATTTTCTACCCATAATCTTTCCCATTGCCAACCCATTGGGAAATCATTAAAATGACCTCTTCTTGGGGATTGAGTAATATTACGTTTATTACCTTCAGCTTTAATAAATCTTTTATGAACGTTATTGAAAAGAGCAATACAGTTTTTACCATATTTTGGTAAAGTTTTAACAGTAAATGTAGACCAAGAAAAGTATCTTCTATTTTGTTTAACCCAATTCCATGTAGAATGACAATAGACAGTTCTATTACATATTGTGTATAAAGAAATTTTTCTTCCATTAGTAAATCCAGAAACTGGATTCCATGGTGTTTGTCCTGGTACCAAACGCATATGTATATCAGGGAAGAGTTTTGAAGACCAAACTTTTTTACCAGATTTATCTTTAATTGTTATAATAGCACCACCTAATCTTCCTTTACAGCAATCTCTTCTATTCCATACATCAATTTTACTAATAACATGTTCTTTCTTTAAATCAATTTGAACCCAACCATTAACTTGAGTATGATTAATAGTCTGTTGACCATCAACAATACGAGAATGATGTGCTCCATTTGCGACTGTAGAACCTTTTACTGGTTTTTTATATGCAACATTTTGATTGAAATCCCAAACTCTAACTTCTCTCATATGGAGATATTGTCCTGGGGAAGCTTGGACATGAACGTAATGACCTTTAATTTCTTTAGGGAAAATTGGAGTAAATCTTTCCCATTTCCAATTTCCAGGCATTGGTTTTCCTTTTGGTACATGTGATGATTGATCCATTTTACCATTAGAATGTGCTCTAAGATAAGTATCATGGAATGTTCTAAAAGCAACTTGACCTTTACCAACATCTTCAACCCAGAATCTTTCCCATGCCCAACCACTTGGATAATCATTATGACTAGCACGTTTTTGTCCATTAGAAGCAATTGTTCTTTTATCATTTCTTGCGAAAAGGAAAGTTTTATGCCATGAATAGAAAGCAACACAGTTTGGTCCAAACTGTGGTAAATGTTTTATTCTAAACAATTCCCAATCACCAACACCACCTTGGTATGCTAGATTATTATTTCTTAATTGCATATAATTTCCTCTCCAAGTTTTTAAACGAATTAATGCTCCATTTTTAAATTTATTCATAATAACACCACCTAATCTTTCAAAACTGAAACCTGCCCAGCCTCCATTAGATTTAATAATTTGGGCTTTCCAACGTGGATGAGTTCCAAGCATCCAAGTATTTGCGTGAGCATATAAATATCTATCGTGATAAGTTCTGATAGCATATTTACCTTTAGTTTCTGTTTCTTCAACCCATAATCTTTGCCATGCCCAACCTAATGGGAAATCATTATGATCTTTTCTCGTTGGGGACATATAAAATTTGCCTTGTGGAGTCATACCAACGAATTTTTTGGATCCATCATTATATAAAGCTATACAATTTATTCCAAATTGTTGTAATCTTTTAACAGTGAAAACAAATGAGTTAGCATCACCAGAAGATTTATCAGCATGTTTAATTTTACCGTCAGCAAGAACTTGAATTGCCCAGTTCTGCTTCCAAGTTCTGATTCTAATTTTAGCACCATCTCTAAGATATATTCCCATATAACTTGGTTCAAGAAATTGAATATTAAATCTTTCCCATTTCCATCCACTTGGTAATTTTTTGTTTTGTGTAATTGCGGATTGGTCACCCGAACCATTATTGTGTGCTCTAACATAAGTATTATGCATAGTTCTAAAAGCAATTTGACCTTTACCAACATCTTCAACTTTAAATAATTCCCAATATTTACCATCAGATTTTTTGAAAAAATCATTAAATCTTCCATTTGCGATTCTTCCACTTTGAACCAAACTTTTCTTGTTTCCATGAGCGGATAAGTATCTACCATGATAACCAAATAAACCAACATACTCTGCGCCAACTCTTGATGCTCTTTTAACTTCAAATTCTTCCCATAGTCCAGCACCACCTTGTTTGACATGTGCTCCATTACTATGCATTTGAAGATAAGTACCTCTATGAGTTTTTAAACGAAGTTTAGTACCATTTTTCAATTGACTCATAATTGCTGGAACATCCATCATACTTTGAATATCGTATTTTGCGATTAATTTTCTGTGAATTGTATCAGCTTCTGTATCAACAAGATTTCTATTATAAATAATAATTTCAGCAATATCACATTCAACCCATTCTCCTGACCAGTATTGACCCCAATTGACAGAAATTTGTCTTGGATTACGAGATGCTTTTCTTTTCCATTTAGTAACTTTCATACCATCAAACCAGACATCACCATTATTAGTACCTGACATAATATGCCATTTTGTATTATCCCCTTTACTATATGGAGTAGAAATCCAGTGACCTTGATGGAAAACACCTGTTTTATCACCCCACCATCCGTGAAGGAAGTTATTACTAGTACCATCAATAACACGGCCACCACGTCTTCTATTTCTACCAACGACAATTAAAGAAAAGTTTTCAGAAACATATTCTTTTGCTAATCTACAACCAGAGAATCTATTAAAGAAAACTGATTTAAATGTTTTATTTCTGTTTTTGTGTCCTTGAATTTTAGGATATCCAACGAATTCAGTAATATTTGGTTTTCCACCAACAATATTAACCCAATTGTAATTGGTATTAAAACTTTCTGCGGTGAAATGACCTACTGGAGAACCATCAATTATTGCTTTTTGAAGTTTTTCTATAATCATTGGTGGACCATCATAACGAATACCATATTTAGTTGTTAATCTTTCTGATTCCATTTTTAATTGGTCATGAGTTAATTGAACATCATAGAAAAGAATTTCAGCAACATCACATTGTACCCATTCATTTTTTAAAGTTTGACCGTAGTTAATTGTCCATTGTGCTGGAGTTTTACCACCTGCTAAATAAGAAGTAACATTTTTACCATCAAGATAAATTCTAGCATTATTTGTAGCAGCAACTACATGCCAAGAGTTTCTGTATTCTTGTTGTTGGTTCTTTTTTTCAAAAGCCCAAGCACCATCTCTCCAAGATTGCCATGTTCCTTGATGAACGACACCAACTCTATTACCCCACCAACCAAGAAGAACATTATTATTTGTACCATCAATAACACGACCATTATTTCTTCTATTTCTAGCAACAACAACAACTGTATATGCTTTAGAAGACATTTCTGGTGGAAATCTAACACCATCATCTTTTTCAAATCTAATTGCTTTAAAGGAAATAGAACCATTTTTGTAACTATTAACTACAGCATTACCACGCCATTGAACTGCTGGTTTTGCTTTATTTGTTTTATTTGCCCAATTTTTATCATTTTTATATTCTCCTCCAACATAGTGTCCAACTGGTTTTCCGACTGGAGTAGTTTGAGTTCCTGGAACATATAACCAAACTGGGGTAAATCTTTCCCATTCCCAACCACTAGGGATTGGACTACACTCTTCCCATCTTTTATTTTTATCTTCTGTAAAACACCAAATACCTTTATTACCATCTGGATTTCTACAGTATCTATGATCACCAACTCCAAATGTTTTATTTTTATAAGCATTTTTTGTTTGGTCGTTTCTCTTATGTGGTGCATCTTTATCCCATGTTTGACAAAGTTTTCCTGAAATAGTTCTATCTTGACATCCTCTATAATCTTCACCTTTACCTGTCAAAGATTCTTTACATTTGGTATCTTCTTTTGGCATTTTATCTAAAGTCATACCTTTTTTAACAACTTTACTTTGATCCATCGCACCACTTGGATTTGCTCTAACATAAGTATCATGGAATGTTCTAAGAGCAAATTTCCCATCTTTAAGTTCTTCAACAAAGAATCTTTCCCATTGCCAACCACTTGGAAATGTGTTATGATTAGGAACAGAACCAGATTGGTCCATTCTTTTTTTATCAGAATGAGCACGTAAGTATTTTTTGTGATAACCATAAAGAGCGATACAATTTGAACCATATTGTGGTAAAAGTTTGACAATAAATGTTTCATATGCTCCTGCTCCACCTTGTTTAGAGGAACCATCTTTTGCGACAGAAACATAACTATTTCTCCAAGTTTTAATACGAAGTTTAGAACCAGTTTTCCAATTTACTGGTAATGGATTTGTTGCTTGTTCTGGAACAACTGGTATAGTTTTAAGAACAAGAGTTAATTGTTCTGCTCGTGGTCTTTGTCCTCCTAATTTACCTGCTGAGGCTTGTTTTGCTTCACTAGTAGTTCCTGAAGAAATATAAGTTGCTTGATTAGTTCTGATAGCATAAAATCCACCATCTTGTTTTTCAACATAAAATCTAATCCAATCCCAAGTATCTGGAACTGTTTGATAATTATCTGGAATTCCAGTTTGACTGAATGTAGTTTTATTTCTATGAGCACGAAGAAATCTTTTAGTTTTCTTGTTATAGAAAGCCATACAGTTATATCCATGTTTTTCTAAGAAAATAATATCAAATAAGTTGTATTCAGATTCTTTATCTTCTTTGGTGGTATTAGAACCATCTTTGTTCATACTGAGGAATTTACCATCCTTAGTTTGAATACGAATAATTTGACTATATTTAAATTTCTTAACATTAATTCTTTGAATAACTCTTCCAATAACTTGTATGTTCCAAACAGAACCTTTAGAAAGTGGTCTTCCTTTTTGTTCAACTTCAGATTGATTAACAACACTTCCATCTGCTTGAAGATAAGTACCTTGTTTTGTTCTAAAAGTATAACCATGACTAACTTGATTAACTGCGAATTCATATTGTTCACCTACGGATTTATTGTAAGTTTTAGATTTTTTGGTTTGTTTAATAGTTTTTCTATCAGCACTAGAAGCAAGGAAGGTTTTAGAATCTTTATTATATAAAGCAATCATATTACCACCTTGTTTTTCTAAAGTTTTAACAATATAAGTAGAACCAATTTCATCCTTAGATGATCCGATTTTTCCATCTTTTGCAATATTAGCATAAGCACCTGCTCCTGAAACAAGTCTAATAACAGCACCATTAAGAAATTTATCCATAAATGGATAACGATTACCTTCAGTTGGCATTCTTATCCCAACACTACCTTCAACTGAAACTGGTTTTGCTTCTTCTGGAACTGGTTTAGATGCTTTTTGTTCAAATATAATACTGAATTGTTCTCCTACAACTCTTTGTCCTCCTACCTTATCAGCAATTTTTTGACCAAGAAAACTAGAATCACTTGGAGTAGTCATATAAGTTCCGTGATTTGTTCTAAGAGAATATGTTCCATTATCTTGTTTTTCAATAAAAATTCTAACCCACTCCCAATGTTCTGGAATAGAACCATCTTCTCTTGCGACACCAGATTGATCGATTTCTCTTTTATTTCTGTGAGCACGAAGAAGTCTTTTAGTGCTTGGAGAAGTAAGAGCAATACAATTATATCCGTATTTTGGAAGAAGAGTAGATTTCCAAATTCCATTAGTATGGGCTGTTCTTTGGACGACATGTCCGGTATTTTCATGAGCAGTAATATAAGAACCTGTGTTAGTTTTAATACGAATAAGAGCATTTTCGAACATTGACATATCAACTTTTTGTTCCATTCTTCCAAGATGAATTGGAATGAAAACTTCTCTAGTCCATTTAGTTGGTAATGCTTTTCCTTTTGGGACGAAACCTGATTGACGAACTTTAAATTTTTTGTCCATTTGAAGATAAGTATCATGATGAGTTCTAAAAGCAACTCCTCCATTTGCTTGTGGTTCAATATAAAAAACAAGTAATGGATTTTTTGGAACCTCAATATAATCTCCAGATTTAACACCAGATTGATCTATTCTTCTTCTATTATTACGAGCTCTAATAAATCTTTTAGTTTCTCTGTTATAGAAAGCAATTGCATTATCAGCAATAGAAGTAATACGAGTAAGAACAAGGGCAGTATTTTCTTTTTCAGTTCCTGCTTTTACATTTCTACCATCTTTATCTAAACCAATAAATTTGCCGTAAGAAGATTTAAGACGCATAATAGAACCATTTTTATATTTTGCTAATGCTGCTGCTCTTGCTGCTTTTGCTGCTGCTTCTGCTGCGACTCTTGCTTTTGCTTTATCTGCTTCAGATGCGTTTGGATCATTTAATACTTTTAGGGCGGCCGCTTTTTCTTCAGCATTTTTCTTTTTATTTGCTTCAATAAGTGCAATAGCAACCTTATTTGTATCTTGTGGTTTTCCTTTGGCTAAAGCCGCAACTGCTGCTTTAGCATCTTCTGGTTTTGCTTCATTAAGTGCTGCTGCGACTGCTTTAGCATCTTCTGGTTTTGCTTTTAATATAGTTGCTGCTGCTGCTTTTGCATCTTCTGGTTTAACTTTATTTGCGATTGCTTCAACTTTTGCTGCTTCTACTTTAGGTGCTTCAATTTTAGCTAATTTTGGTTTTCCGTCTGGACCAACTTCATGAGTATGTCCTGCTTTATCATTATTATGAGTATGAGTAAAGTCATATTTATAAGTTCCTTTACCACCTTCAGTTGTATATTCTTGACCACCAGTGTGTCTGTGTGCTTTTGGTTTTGGTTTATATCCGTGTTTATCAACTAAATGTTGATGTAACCAATCATGACCTTGCGTATTATTATGACTTGGTTTAGATGTGGCAGTAGTTGCTGCTGCTGGTTTTGCTTCTACTCTAGTTACTGCGACTGGTTTTGCGACTGGTTTTGCGACGAGTGCTGCTCCTTTTGCTGGAATAACCTTTGCTTTTGCTGGAATAACCTTTGCTTTTGCTGGAATAACCTTTGCTTTTGCTGGAATAACCTTTGCTTTTGCTTCGACTGCTGGTTTAGTTGCTACAGAAACTGCTTTTGCTGCGGCAACAGCTTCAGGTTTAGTTGCTGCTAATGGTTTAGTTTTAATAACTTCTTTAGTTCCTTGTCTAACAGCCATTGCTGCTTGAACTTCAGTTTTAGATGGTCTAATTTTAGCAATACCGATTTTATTAGATATTGATGATTCAACTTTTGCTTGTTGAATTTTAACTTCTTTTAATTTAGCTTGTTGTTCTTTAGTATCTTTAATATCAACAGCAAGAGCACCTTGCATTTTAATAATTTCAGCTCTAATTCTGTTAATTTCAGTAACAATTTTATTTCTTTGTTCTTTTAAAGAATTAATTTTTGTGGTATTAGAGTTACCAAAAGTTTCAACTTTACTAAGAGATTTAAGTTCAAGATCAATTTTTTTAAGTTGTGCTTCTAATGCTGCGAGTTGTTTTTTAAGAGCATTTAATCTTTGTTGTTTGGTTTGAACTTTTTTAGTTTGTGAAACTAATTTTTGTTCAGCTGTTTTTTTAGCACTATCTAATTCTGTTTTAACTGCTTGTTTTTCTTCAGTTGAACCTCTAAGGGCAATTTCAGTTTTTGCGGAACATACAGTATTTTTATGTTGATTGAATGTATTTTTTAAGTTATTATAATCAGTAACTTTAGAATTATATTTTCTTTTTTCTTGTTCGTATAATCCTTTATATTCTGCGATTTTTGTTTGTGCTTCTTTAATTGATTGTTGATTTTTATTAGCAACCGCTTTAGTAGTAGCATTTTGTCCTTTAGTTAAAGAAACAACTGATGATTTTAAACTTTTGATTGCACTTTGATGTTGAACAATTGTTGATTTAAGGTTAGATAATTCATTTACTTTTCTAGATAATTCTTCATTTGCTTTTTTTTCTAAATTATTGGCTTTACCTACTTGATTTTGTAATTGTGCTTTATTTGCTTCTTGTTTGCTTTTATTTGTTTTAATATCTTTAGCAGATTGTTTAATAGTTCCGCTATTACTTGCTTCACGGATTTTACGCACAAGTTCTCGTTTTTTGTCCGCTTCAGATTGTAATCTGGCGATAATTTCAACGATTTTATTATTCGAATTTTTAATAGTTTCGATTAATTCTAGTGCTGCTTTTTCATCACTAGTGCTATTAACAGGGCCAGTGGTAGAATTAGCAACTTTTTGAGATTGTTGTGGTTGTTTGCCAATCTTACCATCAACTAAATGTACATGTTTATGTACAATTTTAATTTCTCTAGGTTGTTTTCGAGCATCTGTAAGAACTTTATCGTCCCGCGATGCTAATTTTGGGTGAAGCTTGGCATTATTGTCACTGTTCGCTGCGGCGAAATCCCATCCAAAATTATTAATCATAGTTTGTGTATATAAATATAAGAATATAAAAAAAAAGGAAAAAAAAAGTATTTAAATAATTCAACTTAAAATAGAATAATTAAAAATTAAGTAAATTAACATGTTTATTAATGAAATGAATTATATGGATTTAAGTGATATAAATCCTTCGAGTTTTCATAATAAAACCTTATCCTCTGAAATGATGATGTTAAAACATCTTTATAAAACTTTAAATAATATTAATCATAAAGAAACCAAAAAAAAACATAAATATCGACATTTTTTCATTGATATTAATAATAAAAAACTCTTAATAAAACAAGAAGAGGCTAATGCTAAAATACTTAATCGCTTAAAAAAACAAGGAAAAAAGGCAGAAATTAAAAAATTTGATGTTCCTATATATATTTCACAACATACAATGAAACAGAAACATACAGATAAAGTACGACATTATCGAGCAATTGCGGCAGGTAGAAAAATAATTAGTGATTTTGACGAAAAAAACATTGAAGATATTTTAGAAGAAACAAATATAGAGATATATAAAACAAAATGGTCAAGATTAGCAGAAACATTAAAATTAAATAGAATTCATAACTTTATAGAAGATTTAAGAATTGAATATAATTTAAATAAACAACATACAGACGATATACGAAAAAAATTATTTAATGCTGTAAGAAAAAGGATTATAACTAAATCAAGTCAAGTAACATATGATGCGGTTCATGGAAAGATTCTTAGTATAGAATGTATGGAATATAATGAAACAGATAATCATTTTTTAATAAAAGTATAATAAAGTTAAGGTGTGTTAATAAATTAACAAATAATATCTATATTAGTTATAATCAAATGCACAGTTCTTCAACGAAAGATAATTTAAAATTTAAGTGTGCTGCTTTAGTTTATCATAAAAATATTTTTGAAATATATCAAAAAAAATGGATTACAAAATGTATAGACTCTATTATAAATCAAAGTTTTATAGAATATGATATACTCGAATTAAATTATGGAGGAACAAGTTTTTCCTTATTTCCAGCAACTATTGAAAATAAAAAATATTTTTGGAATAAACATTTTAACAGCCATCATGAAGCAAGAGGATTTTTATTACATAAAGCATTTCACGAAATGGGATATGATGTAATATTCAATGTTCAATTAGATAAATTTTATCATTTAGATAGATTTCAATATCAAGTTGATGCTATTCAAAGAGGATATGATATAATTAGTTCTGTTAATCATCTATCTAATAAAAATAAAAATAAACCTCAAGACTTATTGAATATCACAAAACATTTAGAAGATAAATATTATTGTAGCCAATGTCAATGTTCTTATCCACCTGTATATAAACAAATTCACCAACTTTCCCATAATATGGAAAAAATTAATAAAAATGATGATATATTCCTTGATTTATTACGACATTGTTTTATGAATATTGATAAATTACGTAGTAATTTTGGGAAATTTGATAAATTTGAAAAAATGGATGACTATAGAGAATGTATAATTAATTCTATTATGCATACAATACAAGATCGTGACCAATCGAATATAGATCTAACTGTTTTAAAGAAACTCTGTCATTATATCTTATTATTTATCTTAATGATTGAAAATAACTCCGAGATGACAGAACAATTAAATATACGTTGGTTTATTGACAATAATATTAATATAATTGAAAGTGCGAGTGTTTGTCTTAATCGCAATGTATGGAATGAAATATTAGATGATAATAGTAAACGAAATAATGATGATTTAATTAATAAAGAAATGGGATTTCTTTGGAAAATGTTAGCCAAAACTCAATTGAAATTTAAAATTATTACAAAAGTATTATTTAAATATCCTGAAGATGAAGATTGTGATGACATGGATATGGATATTGAAGCAAATCCAATGAAAACTGAAGATTTACAAAAAAAAATAAAGTTATATAGATATGAAAAGGAATTAGAAAGATTAGAAAGACAAAGAAGAAAAGATATTAGAGTAAAAGATGACCAACATAAAAGACAAATAAAACTTAAAAAACAACAAGAAATGATTGAACTTCGTAGAAAACAACTTCAACAAACTGAAAATAATTCTTCTTTTCAATTTCCGGCATTAAAACCACAAAATAATATAAATAACGATGATCCAGAAGTTAAAAGACAAATTCGTAAAATATCTCGTAAAGAACAAAAATTGTTGCGACAACAAAATATTCAATCTAAAAGAAGTAGAAGCTATAATACCCGTAATATTAAAGAAATTAGACTTTAAGTATATTTGAAATAATTTTTTATTAATGTTAATTATTTAACTAAAATAAAAATTTATTAAACTTATTTAAAACTTATTAAAGAATTTAAAGTTGGACACCAGTTAAAGCGTTGACAATTCTTGCTGTTCCAGATTTTTCTTCTTCTGGTTTATCTTCGAAATCTTCATCATATTCATTTTCGAACATTTCTGGTTCTTCTTCTTCATAATCATCTTCGAAACTTTCCATTCCTGGAAGTTTTGCTACAAGATCAAGATCTGCGAATTTTCTGAGGCAGTAGATAACTGCAACTGCGACAACAATGCCAACAATAAGGCATAAAGCATTTTTTGGTGAAAAGACACCTGCAATTTTTTTAAGCATATTCATGTTTTATTATATACTAATCAAAGAAAATTTATATTGAATAATATTAACAAAAATATTATAAAAAATAACTAATGCTATAGATTTATAAGTTATTTTAGAAGGAAATCAAAATTATTTCAAAATATTTATTTTAACTATATAAATTTTTTGAAAAATTGTATATACCTATATTATATAGTTTAAATGGATACTTTAGATTTAAAAAATCTTTCTAATAGAACTAAAGTTATATTAACTAAAATTTTAAATACCTTTTTAGAAGAATATAAAAATGATAGAAAATATTCGGACTTAATTGTAAGTAAAAATAATCAATTATTAAAAACACAACTCTTTATTATTTTTGGAGATTCGAAATTATTCACGAAATCAATGAATTATCTTCATATACCTAATTCAAAATTAATTAAATATTTACATAATATTAAAACTTTTTTTGATACTGATAATTATACTAAACAATCTAAAGGAATCGATTTCATTTTAAATAAATCGGGGTTAAACGAACAATATATTGATCTAATTCCTTTATTAAATGATTATGAACAATTATATGATAATATTAGATATAATCAAAAAATTATTAATTTCATTAATGAAATTTTTACCGAAACAATTAAGGATGAAATTATTGACATCTTTAATTCATTAGTTAAATTTGATAATCTATATAAAAAATACAACGTTTCTATAATTGAAAAAAAAATTAATACTATAAAACAATTTTATAAGACAGAAGATAAAGAAATATTTATTATTAGTCAAAAAAGTCTTGTTGAAAATAAAATTACAAATTTTTTAACTAATTTAACAAATAATATTCAAGAAACTAATATTGACTTTAATTTTGATGAACTTAAACCACATGATATTTCTATTATGCAAACAATGGATTCATCGGCAGAAGGAAATTGGAATCAAATCATTTCTGAAACAAGAAAAATTGTATATGATACAAATCCAGATAAATATTTTGAAAATTTTATTGGATTATTTAAATATTTTAAAGAAACTGAAAAAAAATTCAAAATTGATGATAAAAGTATTATTGAATTAATCGAAGAAATTAAAAATTATAATATATTTATAAAAACTCAAAATGATATTTTAAATAATATGCCTTATTACAATAATGAAACTAGTAATAATGAATTTGATAATGAAAATTTTATTCAATTTTTAAAAAATATTCCAGAAGAGAATAAACGCTTACTTAAAGATGTTAAAAACAGTATTACTACCATTATTTCTAACTTATTAACTAATATTAATTATAATTATCAGAATGGTTTTCAAGAACAGAATATTAATGATACAAGTTATAATATTGATAATGATTTATTTAAAATTCAATGGTTTGATAAAAATATTGAGAAACAAAGAGTTTCATATAATGTATTGCTTATATTCGTACAAACATGTACTAAAATATTAATTCATAAAAATAATATTAATGAATATCAAAATATTTTACCAATTGGATTATATCCCGATCAAGTGTATAAATATGATTCGGATTTATATGTATATATATTAACAAAAATTTATAAAACTGTTTTAAAACAATTTGCCGAACAACAATCTTGTATGGGAGAAAATTGTAGAGACTCTATTATATTAATGCTTACATATATTAAAATATTACGAACTTTAAAACCAATTATTACTGATGAAAATAACGAATTATTTAAAATAATAAATAACATGGAATTAGAAGATTTTAATTTGTCAATGTATATTGAAGGACAGATAAAAGGGACATCTACTACTAAAAGTATTATGGACAATATGATATTCAATATGGATTCTTATCAATTACCAACTAGAAATACTTCTCTAAATAAAAAAATTCAGCAACAAAAAATAAAGTTTAATCATAGAAATTATATTAAAGAATGTATTAATGAAAATAATGAAAAATTACGAACAAAATATTTAACTAAAAAAACTAGTAATAATTCTTTAATTAAAAAACTCATATCTTCCGAAAAGAATGATGATAAAGAATGGAATATTATGATGAATAATAATTCTGAAATTTTTATTGCTTACTTTTCTAATATGTTTCATAAAATTAAACTAAATTTTTTTGATGGAACTAATTCACTTTATTCATTTGAAGATTTTAATAAAACGAATATATGTGTTAGAGAATTAACTGAATATAAACCTTGTTATGAAACTAATTACTATATTTGGGTTAAAGAAGTTTCTAATTTATTGCCATTAGAAAATTATATCAATATATATATTGATGTATACAAACAATATATTGAAAAAAATTTATATAAAATTATTGATAATAGAATTATTTTAATAAATACCAAAGATGAACTTAAATATTATAAAACTCTAAAAACACAAAAAGAGCAAAATTCATTTATTGAATTAGTTTTACAAAAACAAAATATTACTAATTTAACTTCTAATGTATCATCTTTTTTTAACTTTTATACTAATGAGAAAAAATTTTATGATAATTTATATAATATTTGTTTATCAAATGAAAATGTATTTAATATTATTATTAATCATATCAGTAACTTAGAAGAACAAATTAAAAAAGAAGAAGAAGATTTAAGTGCTATTGAACTCTTATTAGAAGAATTAGATGATGATGAAATGGTTGAAGGTATTAATAATAAAAGAAATCTATTAAATATTAAAAAACACTTTTTAAACTTAATTATCAGTAAAAAATTTGAAAATAAATTTGAAAAAAGTGAACTAGAAACTGAACATGCTTTGGAAATCGAATTAGTTAAAGCAGAAATTAATCTTAAAGAAGAAGAAGAAGAAATTGAATTTGGCGATGATGGTGATGAAGAAGAAAGAGAATATGGTGAAACAGAAGAACCAGATGATGCTGATGAAGCTGATATTGCTAATGAACCAATGCAATTTGATGATTTTGAACAACAAACCCAAATCGATATTCAAGATATTATTGATAAACAACAAAAAAATAAAAAAGAATTATTAAAACAATGGAGTAATACATTATCAAAATATTTAGACATCAAAAATGGAAAAAATGTTATGGATAAAATATTACAAATTGTTGATAATATTGAATATAAAAATAGTAATCAAAAAAAAATTCACGAACAATTTGCTAAATTTTTAAAGAATCAATATTTATCCACAAATAGTTTTGCTGATATTAAAAAATTAAAATTTGATAAAAAATTAAGAAAAATCCATTATGAATTTTTAAATAATATTGAATATAATATTTTCAAAATTTTATTAATTTTATACACTATTACATATAATTTAGATCAAACTGTTAAACAAAAAATTGATATTTGTAATATTTCAAAGATTAAATCTTTTATTAAAGAACAACGTAGTAAAAATACAGATTCTAAAATTAAATTAAGTAAATTTGTTACAATTATTAATGGCAGATGGAATGGAGCAACAGGAACTATTGTTTCAAGTAGTAATGATGTTAAAATTATTGAAGCAAAAAAGAAAATAATTAATAATCTTAAATCTAGTCTTTTATATTATAAAAAATTAAGAAAAACATTTTTAAATGAAAATTGGTTATCTAAATTTCCAAAATATGGAAAAAATGATATTATTAATCGTAAAAAAGATGAAAATCAACAAAATTTCTTAAAAATACAAATATCTAAATTTAAGCAAGAATTAGATACATCAATTGCTACTATTAAAAATACATTAACTGAAAAAATAAATGAATTCAAAAACAATTATATTTATGTTACTCTTGATAGATATGGAATTAATACAAATAAATACGTTCCACATATTAAACAAATTAAATTAAAATTACAAGATGTTCAATTTTCTAAACTTCCTACATCTAAACTCGCTTCCTCCATTACTAATAAATTTGAAGAAGTAAAAGATAATTTCTCTGGTAAAAAAACTTTAGAAAATAATGTTAAATGTTTATACTATATTCTTGAAATATTCCATAATTCATTGAGTAAAACTGATTTTGAAGAAGCATTTGAAAAAAATTACTTCATATATGTTTATAATTTTGCTTTTCAACTATATACAAAACAAAGAGCACTTGAAAAGAGAAAACTTATTATTGAATTAGAGAATTCGTATAATATTGATAATTTAAAATTAAAACTTAATACTAGAATACTAAATAATAGTACAAAAAGAAAACTTTTAAAACAAATTGCTATTGCTGAAACTAAAGAAAAAATTTTAAATATTGAAGATAAATATCATTATTTATTTGAAACTTATGATGATAAAAACCCAAGAAAAGATACTGTTACATTATTCAAAAATTTATATGTTAATAATAAAGGAACTATTTTACCTGAATATGAAATTAGTGTTATGAAACAAATTTCAAAAAAACAACAAATACATAAAACCAGATTAATTAAAAAACTTAATAATCAATTTGATTCATTTATTAATACTGTTAAAGAAACATATAAACAACCTGAATGTGATATTATTAATGCATTAAAAAATATGTAAATTATTTTTTTATAAAATTGGGACTGACTTTTTATATTACCCGTTCTAGCAGTTCTAGCCGTCTAATTGATGCTCAATACATAAATCCCTTCCAGCATTTTCTGCTTCACCACAAATATTACAAATTAATTTATCACACCCATATCCACTAATTTGAAAACAACATCTACGAATATCATCTAATAATACATGTTTTCCACAATTACAACGTATTTCATTTGCTTGTTTAAATTCAATATATTCATTAATAATTTCTATACAATCTTTACTGAAAAAATCTTTTTTATATATTTTCTTAACTGCTTTATCAAATTCATTTATCCGCTGATAATTTTTTAAATCTTCATATGTTTTCACATTAACAGAGATAAAACTGCTTACTTCACTCATATTAATTAAATTATTATAATTGTTTATCGTTATATAAAATCAATTTTAATTAGATTGAAACCAGTCCAATTTATATATTATTAATTAAATTAAACCATTTTTATAATGTTAGTTTCTTGATTCTCCGACTGATTTAAAACTAGTTAGAGAAAAAGAATTTGGATCATTTAATAGAGCCATTTCTGGTCCAATATCTGGATAATCTTCAGTTTCGTTTTCTGATTCATTTGTATTAAATGCGGAAAACGAAAGGGGAACAAATTTTTTTGAAAATGTAGGAAATAATAAATCCTTTTTTACGCAAAATCCATATTCATCATTTTTAAGAAAACAATGTAAACAGAGATAATCTTGTGGAAGAAATATGTTATGTTCTTTTGTCATAATTGGTCTTAATGGAATTTTAAATTCAGAAAGACATTTATTACAATAAGTTTTATCACAATCCTTACAATTTTTAGTTGCGTGAGGAACAAATTTGTCCTCACATTTACCACAAGTTACATATTGAGAATAATGAGTATTACACACAGGAACTTTTTCTTTTTTCTGTTCTACATTAAATGCGAAAAGATAATCACAACAGTGCTCACAAACATATTTAGTACATTGTCCTTGAAAAATACGATTACTTACAAATTTACATTGTGATACAACCTTTCGTCGTTTATTACTTACTTCCTCTACTTCAAGTGTTCTTTTTTTACCAGTAATATTATTAGAAGTCATATTTCAATATATCGTTTATATAATTAAATAACATACTACTTATTCAATTTTAATTTAAATCAAAATTGATTTTCAATAAATTGTTAGTAAAACTAATTTAAGATGAAAGGTTCTGTTTTAAGCAAAGATAAAATATTAGAACGAGTTGAAAGAGGTGATATTAAAATTTCACCATATTCAATCGATAATGTATGTCCAGCAGGTTATGATTTAACTTTATCAAATGAATTTAGATATTATAAAACAGAAATTAAAGAAGTTATTATCAAAGAAGATACAGATTATACAAATTATACTGAAAAAGTGATTGTAGAAGATGGAAGTTATCTTACTTTATTACCTAAAGAAACTGTTTTAGGAATTACCACAGAAAAAATTACATTAAGTAATAATTTATGTGGATTACTGAATGGAAGATCCAGATTTGCCCGAATGGGATTATTTATTCATATTACAGCATTCTTTATGAATCCAGGAATATCTAATAGACAAGTTTTAGAAATTCATAACTCATCACCATATGTATTAAAACTAAAACCAGGAACTAAAATTTGTCAATTTATATTTTTGAATATGGATGGTTCTGCCAAATATTCAGGTAAATTTATTAATCAAGATTTATAAAATTGAAAATAAGCATTAAAAACTAAATTTAATTAAGTGATGGGAAAGAATTTGGATAAAGTAGAAATTCCAGATAAATTAATTCAAGATAAACAATATATTTATAAATTATGTTTACAGAAGAAAAAAGAATATATTGGTTTCTTTGAAAATAAACAAACAGTTGGTAAACTACCAAAAAGATTATGGAAACATATTAATAAAAGAGGTGCAAAATATACTAAAAAATACAAACCAAAAATAGAGGAAAATATATTACAATGTACTATTCACAACGCTAATACGAATCCATTCGCACATGAAATGTTTTATACATTACAAAGAATGAATTATCGTGGTATTAATAATGTTAGAGGTGGTCCATTTACTTGGGTAAGAGATTATGATACCAAAGAAAAAATTGTTATTAATTTTTTTATTGATGAAATGAAAAAGGGATGGAATAGTTTTGTTGATTGTTATGAAACATTTAAATTATTTAATTATAATGATTTTTATGTATATCATACAGGAATTGTACCATCTAAATTAAAATATCGTCAACAAATCAATTTATTTAATTATATTACAAATCATATAAAAGAGAAAAGATTTCAACAGAAATGTAAACCTAGAAATAAGAATACAGTCTATGTCAGACTAGAGCCTGCTTTGAATGAAATAAAGCGTTTGCGACGTGACAATGAAAATCTTCGTAAAAGAAAGTTAGATGACGATAGTGATGATGATACACCACCAAGTAAAAAAAGAAAAATTTAATTTATTGTATATTTATGAATTAATTAAAGAAAATAAATTTTCTTGTGTTAAGAATATATACCTCCAATATATCACTTACTAGAAGAAGAAAGAGATTTAGAAATTAAAAGAGAAGATAATTGACGATGACCGATTTTAAACCGCCCACTATATTCAAAATTTGTTTTTTTATCATTAATTATATCTATTATTTTATCTAAATCAATATTGTTTTGTTTTGGAAGGAGCATTAATAAACTTCCTCCAAAATACATTACTTTTCCTTTAAAAGCAACTTTTTTATTCCGAGTTATATTTTTTACATAAATACATTCTTTATTTATATTATTTTCTATTACAGTAACATTTCTTAGAGCACCCCATTCAAACCAATTTTTTTCGTTAAATTTTCTAATTTTTCTATTTAATAAAATTTCTTTATATTCTAATAAAAATTTGTTAATTTTTTTATTATTACTTGGAAATTCTGTAATATAAATATATTTATTAACATTATTTTCATTATTTAGAAAATTTATATTTCCCAACTCCTTATTTTTATAAACACTTTCTTTGGCAGTTATCATTCCTACATATATATTAAATAATTTACTAATTGGTATTTTATCAATCATTTTTGATTTAGAAAAGAATAATAATCCACTACTTTCATTTATAAACATTAATTCATTATTATACATTACTTGTTTTTCTAAACTTTTATCTTTACAGTATCTAAAAACTATAATATCAATAGTAGCATTCTCAAATAAATTTTCATTATGTGGATGAAATATATTAGTTATACTCCCATTATCCATCATTTTCTTTATTGTTGGAATTGCACTTGTTAATTTAAAAAAATCGGATGGTATTACAAAGATTAATTCTCCATTATTTTCAAGTAAATCTACACATTTATTAATAAAATCAATATATAAATTACCTTTATTAGTTCGAACATATGGTGGATTACCGATTATTGTTTTATATTTATTTGTAATATCTGTTTTTAAAAAATCATTAAAATTAATTATATCAATATTAATAATAAAATCAATCGTGTTATCTATTTCATAACATTCAAATTGAATATCTTTCTTTTTATTCAATATAAATTTAACTAAGTCGCCTCTCCCAACAGATGGTTCTAATATTAATTTAGGATTATTTAAAATTAATTCATAAACTTTCTTTTGAAGGGTTTTATTTTTTGTAAAATATTGACCTAATTCTTTCATTAATTATAATACTTTTATTATTTTTATTATAATTTTAAAATTGATTATTTATATTTAATAACAAAATAAAAAATAATATCTAATGATTTTAGTTTTTACAAATGGAGTATATGATTGTAATAATAACGTATTTTATGATAATGAAAATATTCCAGCAGATGCCATTAATTTACAGAATGATTATGACTCAGATGGAAATATTGTTGTACGATATCATTTTGAATTTGATTTTATTCAAACAAATGAATCTATTCTTATTCATAATTTTTTACATTATCAGAAACACCTACCATCCGATATTACCAATGTTATTTTATCTTATTGTTCTAATTGGGAATTTATAGAAACACCATATTTTGATCGTTTAATGGAGGTTAATTTTGAAGAAAAGGAAAGAAAATTATTTTATATCTTTTTAGGAAGATTATTTCATCATTTTAGTGAAAAAGATAATTGGGGTATTATTCCAATTATTTATGGACAAGAAAATACAATAGAAACTATTTTAGAACATTTTTTAGGAAATTATAAACTATGTATTGGACGATACGGAATTGAATGTGTTATGCCTTCTGATTCAATATGGAGTGGATTAGTTTCTATTGTTGGTTGTGAAGGAACTTCTACTAGGGCAATGGTAAATACAATTAATGATTTAATGAATAATAGAAACCATACATATGGAAGAAGTATGTATAGCGAACAAACTTTATTATTAGAAGATCCAAAATTCATATTTTTAGCAGAACCAGAAAATGAAGATTATGCAGAATTTCAATTTAATTATTTAGAAGAAGAAAATGTTTTAGCATTTGGATTTAATACAGTTATGACTGAAGTCGAATATATTAGAAATGGAATTTTTAATGAATTTACATCTCTAATAAGAAAATCTAATATGGCTTATTTGGAAGCGTGTAATCTTTATGAAGATAAAGATATGCTTCTTAATTCATAAAACATAAGTATGAATAATATTAATTGCTTTGTAGTAGTTAGATTACCATCACGACCAGAACCACGGATTTATCCAAGATATCCGCATCATCCTGATTTTCCATCAAGACCTGAATTAGATAGTTCTCGTCATCCCCCAATTAGTCCGCCAATAAGTCCTCCAAGTCCACCTCTTAGTCCAAGACAAATATTTCCTCCTAGACAAAATATCAATTTTAGAATAATTGGTGTTTTTTCTAGCGAAGATAGAGCATACGCTCATTTAAATAGAGTCAATCAAAGACATATGCATTTGTATAGAGTCTATGGTCCATTTAGACTAGATTCTATATTTGATGTATTTGATACAAGTCAAAGAGAGTTTTAAAATTGACATAATATAAATAATAATAAAAAAATGTTTAATAAAGATCTTTTTAATCTTATTTATAGTTATACTTTCGATAAAAAAGATTATAAATTTTTATCGAGGGAAGATAGGATAGAATTTTATAATAGAATAAGAAGATTTTCTGATTTTCAACAAATTATTGAAAATAAGAATTTATTTATTAATAGTGCGGAAGTTGTATTAGTATATGAAATTTTGGATAGTTGGCATGATAAAGAATTAAAAGGTGAAATATTTACTGTATATATGCCTAATTTAAAAGATGCTATTGTTTGTAAATTAATGAAAATGATATATTTTTGAATTATAATTGTGGTAGTGCTAAATCAATAGCACAATAATTAATTCGATGTAACATTTCACTTTCAATTCTATCAATTAATTTTAATAAAAAAAAACCAAACAATGCTCCAGCATGACAAGCAACTAAACCATCTCTTCTGGTATAATTAAAATCAAAAGTTAATAATTTTGCATAAACATTAAAATTCCATGAAATTCGAGTATTTGGATCACTTAAATTTATTTTAAAATCTAAATCTAATTTCTCACAATTATGATCAACTTTTTCATAAAGTTCCGTAAATAATTTTTTATATGTTAATCCATTTTTCCAATCAATCAAAAATAATAAATCAAAATTAATATTATCATTTGTTCCTGCTAAATTTAATCTAGGAATTGAATATGATAAATCAATTGAATCAATTTTTAATATATGTATATATGTATTTAAGATTTCTAAATAATTAGAGTTGGAATTAAATAACATATATAAACCTGAATTATTATTTAATGATAATTCATTCATAAATTCAGGTATACACCTTTCTTTAAATAATCTCCAATGTGTTTGTCGTAAATATTCTAATTGGTGTAATGATTTAGTAAATCTTCTGGAATTTAATGAATTCAGCAGATAACATAATTCATTTACATCGTTTTTATACATTTGGGTACAATAATTCATATATCTATCTTTTTGTCTTTTACTACAAAACATATATTTCAAAATAATTTTTATTAAATCATATGGAATAAAATTATATTTATTGAAAATTCTATATACACAAATTTTATGTTCTTCGTGATCATCATTTAATAAATAATATTTTACAAATACTCTAAATTTATTTATATTAGTAAATGATGATGGAAATGGAGGAAGTATATTAGTATAAATTGTAGCCATATATAGTAAATCTATTATCTTTTATTTAAGATATTTTTATAAAAACCAAAATTGAATATTTTAAAAATGAGTAGATAAACTGAATCTAAGAAAAAGTTATGGTTAAAACTAAAGAAGATCAAGATAAAGAATTTCAAGTTGTAAATCGAAAAAGAAAGAGAGATGAACTAGAAGATGGTGATGAATCCAGTTCTGACTCTGATTCTGATTCTGATAGTGATTATGAGGAACCACCACGTAAAAGATTAAAAAAGGAATTAGGTAAACTGCCTTCTATGAAAGAAATTAGACTAGGTTTGGATACTGTTTATGCAAAATTGGGTCCTCGTCTAAAAGAATGTCATTATCAATCCGCTTTACAGGCTTATTTAGAAAAAATACATAATGTACAAGTATTCAAAGAATATCCGTTAAAATTTAAAGTGTTTGGAACTCATATTGGATATAAAAGGCGTCATTTTACAAATTATAAAGATTTTAAAGATGATGGTAAATTTTATAATTATATTGATTTATATGTTAGAGGTTCCAATGGAAATATTATTATTGAATGTAAAAGAGATGAAACTTATAAACAAAATATTAAATTTCCATTTTTTACAAAAAAAATGAGTGGTAAATTTAAACCATCTGAACCTACATTTGATCAAATTCAACGATATCACGAATTATTAACTGAAAATAAAATTCCCTATAAAGCATTCTATCTAATTAATTTTCCTTCTAAAAAACGTTCAAGAATCGAAAATCATTTTGTTATGAAAGTTCCTTCTCTAAAATAAGAAATAAAACTGAATTAAATTTTTTTAAAGCAATAAACTATATGGAAAAACTTTTAGCAAATATTATTACTAAGAATTTTTTTAATATTGGCGAACATGCCACACATATTATATTATCTTATATGTCTCATTATAAAAAAATAGATTTTTCTGAGTTACCAAGTGATTGGGCATTTATCACTGTTTTCGCAAATCGTTATTTTTATAAACTATCATTATATGAAGATAAAATAGAGTTATATTTTAGTTGTAATAAAGATTTAGATATTTTACCTGATAATATTGCTTTTGATTTTGCGATTCAATATTCTATATTCAGATATTGTAAATATTATAAGCAAATGATTTTAAAAGGTTATTCTGTTGATGCAGATGGATTTCAAGAATATTTTAACGAAGAACATGAATTTTTCATAAATCATTTTTATATTAGAATATTTTTTAAATTTTTAACTGATAATTTATCAAAATTTAATGTTATTATGGATAAATATGAATATTTAAGAACTAATAAATATTTTTGTAAATATTGTAAAGAATTATTTGAAAGTGGTTCAGGAAGATCTTGTGATTGTCAACTTATTGATGAACAATCTAGTTCAGAAGATGAAGATACTTCTGATTGGGAAACTGATAATCAGGATGGTGATGCTGAAGCGTCATCAAGTGATGAGGTTAGTTCTACATATGAAGAAATTGATTAAATTATAAATCCAATTTTAATTTATAGAGATAAAATATATATTTACTAAAACAATGGAAGAAAGAATGAACCAATTACGAAAATATATGAGTGAACCAATTCTAAAAAAACTAGAACTAATTGAAAAAAGATTACAAAAAGTAGAAGAAATATTAAATATTGATCAAGACAATTCAGATGAAATCATTCCTATCAAAAATTATCCAAAACCAAAATTAACTACAATTAAAAATGCTTTTTTTATTAATGAAAATACTAAATTAAGTGATGTTAAATTAAGATGGGATCCGATTGATGATGTTTCAAGATATCTTATAGAAGAACAATGTTTAAGTCATGGTGAAGAAAATGAGCAATGGTATAGAAATCGTTTTACTCAAGAATATTTAAGAGATAATTTTGTATATTTACCGAAATTTGGTACTAAATTTCATCAAGATTGGAGTACAATTGGCTCAAAAACTAAAATGACAGGAATGATGGGTAAGTTTAGATGGCGATATATTCCTATGTATTATAAAGATGGGGAAGAAATCGAAGGTACTCCAAGTGAACCATCTGATATTTGGGAAAGTCCTGTTATTAGTATCGAAATTGGAATTGAAATAATATAAAATTGAATAAAACCTAAATATTATTTAGTATAAAATGGTTAATATTAGATATTATTTAAAATTTTTTAGATGTCATACACAAAGAAATAATAATATGATTATATCTGATGAAGAAATTGATAATCATAATCAATATCAATTTGTAAATTCAATTGCTAATCATAATTTAGTACAATTTGTTTATACACCAATCCCACAAGTAAAAGAAAATCAAAATCAGCAAGAACTTTTTAAGTTTTTAATGACACGAATTGATACACCTAAACATAGAATGTATACCATTACTTGTCAAACAACTGGTAAAATTATTTTTTATTTAATTAAAAAAGTTTGTTTATTTAAAATGAAAGAAAATTATGAAATTTATTTGAATTATACACCCTTAAAATGTCCTTTTATTGTTAAAGATTTAATGAAAATTATTGAACATTATTCGGAACATGGATTTAACAAAGAACCAAAAAATGGTATTCTAATTGGAAATATTTATTGTAATCCTAATAAAAGTGAATTAATTTTAAAAAATGCTAAATTATTAAGAAAACATACAAAGCAAAATATTAAATATTCTGCTGTACATGATGTATATAAAATTCCACAGAATAATACTAAATTATCTTGGAAAGAATGGATTAATTATCAATCTGCTGGAATTATAAAAACTACAGTTGAAACAAATATTATTGATTTAAGTCCACCTACAACAAAAATTGATAAAGATATTAGTGAAGTTTATATTCTTAATAATGAAAAACCTGTGTGGAATGAAACAATGCAATCTTATGTTTTAAATTTTAAGGGTAGAGCAAAAATGGCATCTACTAAAAATACTATTTTTTTAGATAATAATGATGATCGTATAGGATTATTTGGTAAAATACGAAAAGATGTATATGCTCTTGATATTGGTCATCCTTTATCACTTATTCAGGGTATTTGTTTAGGAATTACATGTATGGGTAAAATTTAAAATTGAATTTACAACTATTATATTAATTTATTAAAAATTATGTTTTCGCGTTTATATAATGCATTCAAACAAAATTTCCGGACTATTGAAGTACTTGATAGTTTAGATGAAGTAGAAAACGAAGAAACAGAACAATCATTATTTACAGATAAAATTTTATCAAAAGATATGAATTTATTTGTTTATCAACCAATTACAATGGAATCTTTTAGTGATACTTATTTTAAGTACACTATTACTCGTGATCGTAACTTATTTAAACGAACTGTTTATACGATTATTTGTAATGATACAAAAGAAAAAATTATATATTTAATTGAAACTCTTAAATATAAACATAAAATTTATGAAATTTATTTAAATTATACACCTAGAAAATATGTTAATTATTTACCAATTGAACTAGAAAAAATTATATATAGTTTTGACGGAGAACATTATAATAAAGTTCCTAAAAATGGTTTACTTATTGGTAAAATTATAACTGATAATGAAGTCTTTACATTAGACATTACAGAATCTGAGTTACTTAAAGATTATGAATATGAAACATCATATGATAATATGAATCTTGTTCAAAAAAAAAATTCACCTACACAAATACGATGGACTAGAAGACTTAAAGATACATTCATTGAAATGAAAAATATGAAAATCGATCTAAAAAATAAAAAAGTAACTGGTAATATAAAATGTTTTACAAATAAACAACCTATATGGAATGAAAATTTACGTACTTATCTTTTAAATTTTCATGGTGGTGCTAAAGTTGCATCTAGTAAAAATACTATTATTAAACAGTTTGATAGTCAAGAAGTAGCTATATTTGGTAAAATGAATGAGAAAGAATATCGTTTAAGTATTAAGTATCCATTTTCTTTAATTCAGGGAGTTTGTTTAATTGTAGCATGTATGAATAAATAAATCAAAAATAAATTGTTTAATTAATATATATGATGTTATTTGATTTCTCTTTCGATAGTAAGTTTTTTATGGAAAATCCATTATGGTTAGCAATAATCACATACTTAGGCATATGTTTTGTAGTATATGTAACTAAGCCACAATATTTCTTTAATGGTAAAGATGTTAAACAATTTGGTTGTTATGGAAAAAATGAAACATTATTTCCATTTTATATTGTCGCACTAGTTGGTGGCATTATGACTTATTTTTGCTTTAGTATAAGTAAAGGACCTAAAGTTGCCCAAGAAAATTAATTAGTTTTATTATGATTCAGAGCTAATTCTTTATAATAATCTTTCTTTTCTTGAGGAAGATTTTTCCAAATTTGACCTTTTAATTTACTTAATTCACCAAAAGTCAGATTCGGATTATTTTTTTTAATTTCTGTTTGAATCTCTTTATTACTTAAAAATGCCGCATATGGATTAATTTTGCGAACCTTTTTATTATTATTTTCAAGATTATCAACAAACTCAATCATATCTGTTAGATATGTTTGTGTTAATTCTTCTTTATTTAGTTGTTCAAATTTTTCATCTAAAGTTTTGAACAATTCATCAAATATTGGTAATACTTGTTGAATAATATGTTTACTGAGTAGATTATGTTTCTTTTTATCTTTCATTGTGATATTTACTTATTTAAAAGTAATTCAATTTTAAATAAAATTTCCTCCCGTAGATTACATTGTAAATTAAAATATAAAAATGAATTTCTCTCTTATAATTTAAGTTAATTAAATGTCTATGAATGCTATTAGTTTATTTTCTGGAGCAGGTGGAGATACTATTGGATTAACAAATTCTGGTCTTAATGTAATTGGATATTCTGAATATATTGATACTTTTATAAAAACACACGAAAAAAATCACCCTAAATGTAAATTAATTGGAAAAGATATTTGTAAAATCGATAATCAAACTTTTGAAAAATATACAGATAAATTATCAGTTTTATTCGCAGGATTTCCTTGTCAACCGTTCAGCCATGGTGGAAAAAAAGAAGCCTTAGATGATCCAAGAGGACAACTTTTTTTTGAATTTGTAAGGGCTACTAAAATTATGAAACCAAAATGGATTATAGGAGAAAATGTTGAAGGGATTATTAATAGAAAAAATCCAGATAAAACTCGTTATGTAAAAGATATGATTTGTGAAGCATTTGAAGAGATTGGATATACAATGTATAAACCATTTATTCTTAAAGCAAGTGATTTTGGAGTTCCACAAGATAGAAAAAGATGTTTTTTTGTTGGAAGTTTAAAAAAATATAATTTTACAGAAGATTGGTTTAATAATCAAAAGACAGAAAAGGTCGGTTTAAAAGATATTGTAAATTTTTCTCTTGAAAGATCTTTATTAATTCAAAAAGAAGATGAATTACATGATAATTACGAGAATTTAAGAGATAGAAGACTTATGGCTAAAACTGTATTATTGAAGAAAAAAAAATATACAAGAAAATTAGTTAGATTAATATTAGAGTTTATATATCCATTATGTGCTGAAATAGAAACTTTAGTAGAAAATATGAATGATTCAAGTGAACCAACTCTAAAACCACCAACAATGTTAGTAAAATGTTTTGAAAGAAAAAAGAATCATGGCTTATCATATCGTACAAGGGCTTCTGGGACATTTAGTGAAATTGGTGATATTAATTTACCAACAAAAACAATTTTATGTAGTTATTGGAGAATGCCAAGATTATTTATTCCCATGCGTAATAAAATAGGAATATATTTAAGACCATTTACAGTTGATGAATTAAAACAAATTCAAGGATTTCCAAAAGATTATATTCTTGAAGGAACTTATGCTGAACAAGTTACACAATTAGGGAATGCTGTTCCACCACAATTAGTTGAAATAGTAATGAAACAAATAAGAGAACTTGATTCGTTAAAATAAACAAAAATAAAAAATGAAAATAATAATAATAGGTAAATATACAAAATGTTAAATAATTTTTCCGAATTATCTAGACGATTAACAAAAAATTTAGATTCAAAGATAAAAAAAAATGAAGGTATTTTTTTTACACATCCAATAATTGTTAAAGAAATTATTGATTATATTGATGATAATAATTTAATTAATATTATTAATAATTTTAAAATTTTAGAACCATCTTGTGGTTCTGGAGAATTTATCAATTATATTGATAATAAATGGGAAAATAAAGAAATTCATGCTGTAGAATCAAATAAAGAAATATATGATGCTGTAAGTAAAAAACTGTATAAAACTTCTGTTAAATTTTATAATTGTGATTTTTTGAAATGTGATTTTAAAACTAAATTTGATCTTATTATTGGAAATCCCCCATATTTTGTTATGAAGAAAAAAAATGTTGATGAAAAATATTATCCATATATTCATGGAAGACCAAATATATTTGCTATTTTTATAATCCGTTCATTACAACTTTTAAAACCAAATGGAATTTTAGCATTTGTTTTACCAAATACATTTTTTAATAGTCATTATTATGAAAAAATAAGAAGATATATATTTGATGAATTTTATTTAATTAATATTATAAACTATCAACGTGATGGGAGATTTATGGAAACTAGTCAAAAAACATCAGCATTTATTATTCAAAATAAAAAAATAAATACTTTTATTCTTACATTAAATAATCAAATCATTTTTAATGATGATAAACAAAAATTAATAAAATTAAGTGAAAAATCAAAAACATTAGATGAGTTAAATTTTAAAGTATTAAATGGAACTGTTGTATGGAATTATCAAAAAAAATATTTAACAAACGATTCAAAAGAAACATTATTGATATATGATACTAATCTTGAAAATAATGAATTTAATATTGTTAATTTTAAAAATGAACAGAAAAAACAATATATTTTAACTAATGGATATACTGAACATTTTACAGAACCTTGTATCGCTATTACAAGAGGATATGGCAATAGTGATTATAAATTTAATTATGCGTTAATAAATTCTAAAGAAAATAAAAAATATGTTCTTGAAAATCATATCTTGTGGATCAGGTATAAAAATATTATTAATAATGATAAGGATAAAAACAAGGTCATAAACAAATTAAAAAAAATCATGAAAAGTTTTGATAATCCTAAAACTAAAGAATATATTGAAACTTTTTCTGGAAACAATGCTTTAAATACTAAAGAATTACAATTTATTTTACCAATTTATGGATTATAACTTAACATTGTTCTAATCTAGTAATTCTTTCTTTAAGTTCATCTATTTCTGCTTTATATTTTTTTTCCATATTAGCATAAGCATTAGTAAGTGCTTTAACTGATCCAATTAATTGAGCAATCATAGCATTATTGTCAATTGATTTGAAATCAGCAATTGTTTCTAATTTACCAGTTTTTTCATCTAAAAATCGGTTGAATGAAGAATTAACAGCATCAGGAATTTCTTTTTCAACTTCTTGGGCTAATGGTCCAAAATGAATTGTATCTTGTAATCCACAAGCATTTCTATAAACTTCATTGAATCTATATTCATAAACTGGAATATTACAAATATTTTGTAAACATTGAGAAGATGATAATGGTTTAATATCAGTTTTAACTCTTTTATCAGAAGTTGTAATATATGAAATACATCTAACATTACCATAAACATCTAATGCTTGAGTTGGATTAGGAGTATTAATACCAACTAATCCTGTATTTCTAATAACCATTCTTTGAGCACCTGCTGTAAAGAATTTAAGATCATCATTATCAGAACCAGGACTATCTTCCGCCTTAACATATGTATCTTGGTCAATATCCATAACACCTCCAAGAGTTCCCCAAGCTGGACCAGCACCAAAACCTTCAAAACAATTTAATTCTGAATTAAAACGAATAAATCCTCTATGGGCATTTGTAGTCGCAGTTGGTCTTTGAGCGGTTGTTCCAACAGGAAGTTTCCAAGAATCAGTACCTGTAGTTTCCATATCAACAGTTGGATTATCGAGACCAATACCAATTTTACCAGTAGTAGTAGTAATATCACCACCTTGAGTTCGAAGAGTTCCAACTAAAAATTCAGCATAACTATAACCCATAGTAGCATGATCAACAATATTTCCAGCACCAGGATCACTTAATAAGTTATCAAAAAGTCTCCATTTAGAATCAGCGGCATGACGATAAATACCTGTCCATCTATTAGCACTATCTTTATAATATTTACCAAAAATACCAATATCAAAAGCATCAGTAGTATTTTCAGAAGCAAGCATAATAAGAGTATCTTGAATTTTTAATTCATTTGCTGCTGAACCTGTATAAATAATATTACCTTGAATACGAACATCACCTTCAAAAAAAGCAGTTCCACCAACATGTAAAAGTTGTTGTGGTGCAGTAATACCTGGTCCAATACCCCAATAACCAACAGAATCAATACCACCTCGTCTTTGTCCTCCAATTTCAAAATCAATACCTTTACCAGCCTTAGAATTAATATAAGTAAAACCAGCAGTATTTTGTTTAACAGCATATGATTTAGAATCAGCACTTCCTGCTGTTTCATGTGAGAAATTATTATGCATAAAAATACAATCGTTATAACCAGCATCATCAGCAGCATTAATATATGACCCAATCCATGCAGAATGAATTCGAGCACCAAAACCTTTACCCATACCATCGACTTCAAACTGAGTTCTTTGATTTGTACCAGAACCATATGCTGGAGCACTAGTATTGATACCAACCCAACCATCATTACGTATTCTGAATAATTCTTTAGTAGAATATCCACTATTAGTAAAATTACTAATAACACGAAGAGCATATTGAGTATCTGTTCCTAATATTTTAGTTGCGGCACTTGTTTGGACACTTAAACCATATCCATTATTTTTAATTGCTAAAAGTTTACCGTCACCATTTACAATTCTGGCTGTCCAATTTGTAGTATTTTCAGCATCTACATCTAAACGATATGAAGGATAAGTAATACCAATACCAACATGTCCTGTAGCACTAGCAAGTGTCATTCTAGTTTTCTTTTGATTAGTTGACGCATTCTTACTATTTCTAAAATATAGATTATCTGGAAAATGAACTTCATCAATATCGACAGTTGAAAGTTCTAATATTGATTTAGCAAATCCACTAGTAACACCAATATCAACAATATTATGCCAATCATCTTGATGATAAGTTTGGCCATGGAATAATTTATATCTTTTATCAACTTCACTAGCATCACGATATAAACCAGTATATCTAGTAAATGCTTCTCCATCACCCTTATACATACCAAAAAATCCAATATCAACAGTATCGGCAGAATTACCTTCAGCAAGAAATATTAATGGATCTTTTACCCAAACAGTTGATGTATTAACATATGTTTGTGTTCCATTAACAGTAAAATTACCTGTTACTGTCATATTACAATCAGCAGTAATAATTCCAGAAGTACCAGTTCTTGATTGAAGTTTATCTGTCCAAACATAATTACTAACTTGGATATCACCAGTAACATCTAATTTTACTTGTGGATTTGTATTATTAATACCCATATTTCCATTATAAATACAAGCAACTTGAGTTCCTCCATTACAAAACTTAATATCTTGGGTAGAATAACAGTTTATCCAAGTATCACCACCAGCACCTTGGGCTAATGCGAAATCAGTTCCAGTAGCACAATCTATATGTGCAAATCCAGAATAATCTGTGAAACCAACATAACCAACATGTGAGCGTCCAATTTTTGCTTTAGAGTCTGTATCTGAAAATACAGTTAATGGAAAATCTGGAGTAGTAACACCTATACCAACATTACCATTTTTATGGACTATCATTCTATGAACACCTTGTGTATAAAACCATAAATGATCTTCATCTAAATTACCTAATCTTTCCGCAGTAATATAAGTATCTTGATCAATATCAACAACACCACCAAGACTACCCCATGCATTACCAACGCCCCAACCTTCAAAACGTTGTAATTCACTATTATATCTTATAATACCTTGTCTTCCAGTTGGTCTTTCGGCGATATTACCGACTGGTACTAAAACACCATCTGTAGAATTACATTCAAGAATAATACTTGGATCAGTTGCATTAATACCAAAATTACCATTATTATTCCATACACCACGAGCAACACCATCTGTATAAAACCAAATTTTATCTTCATCTACATGAGTTGGTAATCTTTCAACTTTTATATATGTATCTCTATCACTATCAATTAATCCACCTAATGCTTGCCATTTATTATTAACAACACCTTCAAATTGTAATAATTCACTATTATATCTTAATAAACCATCTTTTTTTGTTGGTCTTTGATTAACAATACCAACTGGCATTCTATAAGCATCTGTATAATTTGTATCTAATGATACATCACATTGAGTTACACCTAAACCAATATATCTATCAACACTAAGTGTTGATCCTGAATAGAGATGAAGATCTGCTTGAGGATTTGTAATACCTATACCAACTTTACCTTCTTTTGTGAAAAATATTTTATCATATCCATTATCCGTTGTAAATCTCAGATGTCCATTTGGTCCAAATTTAATTCTAGAATCATCTCCCATAATAACAAAACCATCATCACAATAAAGATAACCTAATTTTAAATCAGCCAAATCATATCCATTCGCATTAGATGTATCAATTGTTCCAGTAGTATCTGGTTCTGCTGTTAAATCTCTAAATAAATGAAATTTATTATTATCCGCATGATTAATAAAAAGACCACTAAATTTAGTAACACCAAGATCAACATATTGTCCATAAAAACCTAAATCTTTAGTATTACTTGGATTATTAGCACCGAATCTAACAAGGGCATCGGCAATAGTTACAACTTCTGATTGAACAAGAACTGTTGCACCATCTACATATAAGTTACCACCAATTCTAACATCATTTTTGACATGAAGTTGCATACTTGGGTCTGATGTTCCTATACCAACTCTCATTTGATCAGTTTCTGTATGTTTAAGAATAGTAACAGCATCACTATCATTAATTTTTAATGATAATGTATTTTTAGAATTTAGTTGAACTTCACCTGTTTTATTACCTTTAAGCATATAAGAAGAATTTTCTAATTTTAAATCATTATGAATAAGATAAGCATAATCATTACTACCACTCCAGACTCCTAATTTTAGATTACCAATTCTAGCACCTGTACCTGCTGTTTCTGTTTCAATATGAAAAAAATCTGTAGGATTAGTAACACCAATACCTATATTATGAAATGTATGAATATGATTATCTGTTGGTCCTGTAATAACTTCTGGAACATCATTTGTATCAAATAATTTTGTTGCCCAACGAGCAACACCATCTGCAGCAGAAGTTAAAACACGTCCATCTGCTTGATTGCCATCTTCAAACATAAATGCTTTACTATAAATTTGTGGAACTCTTAATGATTTAGTTATATATGCTGTACCTGAAGGTCCACCAACAACTAAACCCGCAACTGGTTCTAAACTAGAAGTCCAATTTTCTAATGGTTTAAAACTTTCAATAAAAACATGGGTTAATCCTCTCTGTTCTTTTTCTTTTGATGAGACGTTAATAGTAGTTTTTTGTGACATTCTAACTAGTATATATATAAATATAAAAAGAATATAAAAAACTGTAAAAAACTTTTATGTTTTAATAATAATTAATTTATATCGATTTAATATATATATATATAAGTTATGATAGAAACAATGTCAAAGATTGATATAAAGATTGATATGGACAAAAAGTTATTAATATGTTCTATTATTGAAGCTTTATTTTTAATTTACATGTATAATTTCTTTAAAACTTGTTATTCCGTTCATCATCCTTTTGAAATCATAATTACTGGTTCTCTTGACTATTTAAAGCACCCAATCGCAACAGGTAAATATCAAAATAAAATTTGTAAATTTGGAAAACAAGTTAGTTGGATTTTTGGTATCTATTTAATTGTTAGATACTGGTTAAAACAAAATAAAGTTATGACTGGCACAGAATTATGTAAACTTAATCGATATGTTGCTTATGGAGCAATTATCGTATCGCTTTTAACAAATTTAAATGCCTTTATTTATTTAATTCCAATTCTATTATTTGAATTTTTATACTATATGCCAAAAATATGTTAATTCATTTTAAAATTGATATAAATATATATAAGTAAACAAAACCTATTTATTGTATAAAATGAGTGAAGAAGAAAGACAACCTAATTGTCCTGTTATTATTGATACCGGCAGTGGAGTTATCAAAGCCGGATTTTCTGGCGACGCTACTCCATGTGCTATTTGTCCAAGCATCGTGGGAAGACCACGACATAGAAGTGTTATGGTTGGAATGAATACTAAAGATTATTTTGTAGGAGAAAGACTAAATTCTATGAGAGGTGTTCTATCTCTTAACTACCCAATTGAAAATGGAATTGTAAATAATTGGGGTGATATGGAGAAAATTTGGAATCATACTATGTATGATCTCCTAAGAATCGCACCAGAAGAACATCCTGTTCTTTTAACTGAAGCACCATTAAATCCTAAAGCAAATCGTGAAAAAACAATTGAAATTATGTTTGAAAAATTTAATGTGCCCTCGACATATATATCTATTCAAGCAATTTTAGCTCTATATGCTTCTGGTAGAACAACTGGTCTTGTTCTAGATTCTGGTGATGGTGTTACTCACGCTGTTCCTATTTTTGAAGGATATTGTGTTCCTAAAGCGATTATGAGATTAGATCTTGCTGGAAGAGATTTAACTAATAATTTAAAGGATATGTTAACTGAACGTGGTCATCAATTCAATACTTCTGCTGAAAGAGAAATTGTTAGAGATATTAAAGAAAAACTATGCTATGTTGCTTCTAATTATGATGAAGAATTACAAAAATCAAATAATAATTCCACCATAGAAAAAACCTATATGCTTCCAGATGGTAATACTGTCACAATTGCGAATGAAAGATTTAGAATTCCAGAAGGATTATTTAATCCATCATTGATTGGTAAAGAAGTTTCTGGTATTCAAGATGTCGTATATCAATGTGTTAATAAATGTGATATTGATCTTCGTAAACCATTATTTGAAAATGTTGTTCTTTCTGGTGGAACTACGATGCTTCCAGGCATTGATAGTCGCCTTGAAACTGAACTTAATGCTTTAGTTCCTGATTTAATTAAACCAAAAGTTTCTGGTCCACCTGAAAGAAAATATTCTGTATGGATTGGTGGATCTATTCTCTGTTCTTTACCATCTTTCGAAGATATGTGGATCACGAAAAAAGAATATGAAGAATTTGGACCATCCATCGTCCATAGAAAATGCTTTTAAAAATTGAATTTATATACAAAATAACATAAATATTTTATAAGTAGTATTATTAATCAACTATGTATAAAATAATTAGTGCTTTTTGCAAAAATAGAGGAATCGGTAATGCTGGAAAATTACCGTGGAATATCAAGAAAGATATGGCTTATTTCAAAAATACAACATCGTTTGTTTCAAATAAAAAGAAAATGAATGCTGTTATTTGTGGTAGAAATACTTGGGAGTCCATTCCTTCAAAATTTAGACCGTTACCAAATCGATTAAATATTGTTGTTTCTACAACTATGAAACCACAAGAAAATGTTATTGTTTGTAAAAATATTGATGAAGTAATGGATTATGTTCATGATAATCGTAAAAAGATTGAAAGTTCGTATGTAATTGGTGGAAGTTCTTTATATGAACAATTTTTAGAAAAAGATTTAGTATCTGATATTTATACCACACGCATTGATAAAAATTATCAGTGTGATAAGTTTATGCCAGAAATTGATGAGAATAAATTTAAAGTTTATAAAACTGATTTAGATTCAGAAAATGGTGTATATTTAAAATTCGAACACTTTAAATATCAAAACAAAGAAGAACAAAATTATTTGAATTTAATGAAAGAAATTATTGATAACGGAGTTCCTAGTGGAGATAGAACGGGAACTGGTACAAATTCTGTTTTCGGAAGAGTATTGAAATATGATATCCGTGACGGAAAATTACCTTTATTAACTTCTAAACGAACTTTCATTCGTGGTATCATCGAGGAAATGCTTTTCTTTGTTTCAGGTAATACAGATTGTACAAAATTACAGGAAAAAGGAATTCATATTTGGGATGGGAATACAACAAGAGAATTTTTAGATAATCGTGGATTAAATCATTTACCTGTCGGAGATATGGGAGCGGGGTACGGCTTTCAATGGAAACACTTTGGGGCAGATTATAAAGACTGTAAAACTGATTACACAGGTCAAGGTTATGATCAGATTCAGAATGCTATTAATTTAATTAAAAATAATCCCGAGTCTCGTAGAATACTTATTAGTGGATGGAATCCCGCTGACTTATCTAAGATGGCGTTACCTCCGTGTCATGTCGTATATCAATTTTATGTAAATGTCGATAAAAAAGAATTATCCTGTCTATTGTATCAGCGGTCTAGTGATTACTTTTTAGCAGCAAATTACAATTCGACTGGTGCGATCATTCTAACTCATATGTTGGCTCATATATGCGGGTTAAAAACGGGAGAATTCACTCATTTTCTCGGCGATACCCACGTCTACTCCAATCATATCGAACAGTGTAAAACACAAATGGAAAGATCAACTCATCCATTTCCTAAATTAGTAGTCAACCCTTCAAATAGAAATATCAAAGAGATTACAGATTTTAAATATGAGGATTTTAAAGTCGTTAATTATCATCCTCATCCCAATATTAAAGCTGATATGGCTGTATGAATAATTAGAATTGAAAAAAGTATTATTATAATAATTAACATAATAATTAACATAATAATGTTTTCATTAATTTCAAGCATTATGAGTAAATATAAAACAGAAGATAAAAATACGATTCGAGCATTCGGTGGTAATAGAATTATTCAAGAAAATAATAGTGATGAAGAATTATCACATTCTGTTGACAAAAATTTATCAAAAAAACCGAAATCGTTTTACGCTTTTGGTTATAACCGTATTATTAGTAATACACCAAATCAGATCAAAACTTCAATTTTTGGGTATCCGTTCATCAAATAAAAGAATGGTAAAATATGATTATTTTTTAAAAAATTATTTACATTTATGACATAAATTTTCATTTAAATGTGTTAATATTTTTATACCACATTTGGTACATCTTATTATTTTGTATTCTTTTTCTAAATCTGGATTTTCTTTTATTATTTTAGGTAAATACATAAATTTATATCCTAATTTGAATTCATATTTTTTTCTATTTTGTACAATATTTTTCCAATTTTGTCTGTATCCACCACCAATATCTATAAAATCAATATCATTTGTATTTATAGAATGATTGATTAAAGAAAACCACATATACTTAGCTAAATAGTTTTTATTATATTTAGTTTTATCGAACATTGGCATATGACAATCATAAAAATTTTCTTGTTTTTCTACAAGATGTAATACAATTATTTCCTTTTTTTTATTTTTTGCTACAAAACATTTTAAAGAACGCCATTCTAGTAGAATTCCTCTATCTGCTAATTTACTATTTCTACGCCCTCTAATTAATTGTTTGCTCCAAATGGTAATAAATTTTTTTATTAGATCGAGATCAATTGGTATTTCGCAATATTCTAAATTATTATTATGTTTTTTACAAAAAATATAATTTTTTTTTGATGATTTAGATAAACTTTGAATATATTCTTTCATATTATTATATTTCGTTGAGATTAAAAAAGGTGTATCATGTGTATTTGGTTTTAAACAAAGGTCTATATGTAAATGCATTACTATTATATGTTCATAAAAGTCTTGAAATAAAGGAAGTTTATTTTTTACAGAGATAATATAACCATGCTGATTTAATTTTTCCTTCTCTATCAATAACTATAATTGATGAATAATTATTTTTTTGTAATAATTTAATTATTTTTTGATTATTCCATTTTGTATATGTTTACGAGAAATATACCATTTAATTATTTTTTGATTATTCCATTTTGAATTATTATTCATAAGTATAAAGTAATATATATATATGAATAAAAATAAAATTATATAAAAAATAATTAGAATGAAGTAACTGCTGATAAACTAATATTAGTAATATAACAATTTACATTATTTTGTAATCCGATTCTTACATAGAAGATAGCATTAGAATCAGATCCTGCTCTAATATAACAATCACGTTGTGCAGTAGTAGAAGTAGAACCATTAATGCAACGAGTTCCATTTGAACCTCCACCAACACCATTAGCTCCGACGACATTACATGCGTTCATCCAGCCAGTATTAAATGATGCCCCTCCTTGTACTCTAAGGAATAATTTATGATTTTCAACATCAAATTGACTGAAATCAGTTGTTAACCCAGAATATGTAAGTGTTAATCTCACACGTTCATAAGAACCTGAACTAATTCTACCAGTATATTTAAGAGTATGCCATCTGTAATTTGCGTCAGAAGTAATACTAGAATAATCAGGTAAAGTAATATTTCCTGGAAAATAAAATCCAGCATAATCTTTATATCCGTCAGAACCCGCATTTGTCGGGGAACGATATGAACCATCAACTAATTGAAGCTCACTAGTATAACTAGCATTAGAAGTAATATCTTGATCGTGATCATAAGTTGCTCCAGTATCATTAGCACCTGAACCAATCGTTGGATAATCATTAGCACCTGATCGAACATGTTGTCCATAAGAATTACTAGCATTTCCTGTAGCTGATCTATCATTATTAATAGAGTTGGTATCAATTCTCAATTTTTTACTAGAGCCATCAACATTAGAAACATAAGCATTAGCAACAGTTGATGCACCATTTGGTGAATATAATGAATATGGAGTAATATGAACTTTGAAATCTTCATCGAATTTATTGTCAGCACTGCCAGTCAAACTAATAGTAAAATCATTAAATTGGATTTCTTCTGGAGTGCTAGAAGCGGCTAATTCTAAACCAGTTGTGTTATGAAGAGCAGTAGCAGTTTGATATTTATTAGAAGTGGGGGCAGTATAATATTTATTAGAAGCACCAATATCATTTTGTCCAATATACAAAGTAGAGCACATATTTGAATTTCCTGAAGTTTTAACAATTGCAGTAGCATGTCTTTTATTAGAGTTAAGGAAATAATTAGCAATATCAGTTTGGTTCCATTGAAGAGTAAATACACCATTTGTTTTATAAGTTGGAACTCCAGAAATTCTTTGGACACTACTGGAATTTCCTTCAGCAGTAATACCAACATTATTAACAGCAGTAGCAGTATTAGCATCATCAATATAAAATTCAACTACATTAGTTTGAACTGTTGAACCTCCAGTTACAGCTTGTTTTAATCTTAATGAATAAGAAGTAGTTGCTGGAGAATAATTGGTAGCACTATTCAATCCCTGAGTGTAAACATTGATTCGTCGCCAAAAACCATATTGACTATTATTAGCATTTGTTGAGTAATAATCGCCATCATTAGAAACAACAAGACGAACAATATTACCAGAATCATCATGATTTCCATTAATTGATGCTTGTCCATAACCAGGTGTAGTAACAGATGCTTCATTACTAGTATAACTAGCAGATGCTCCACCATATGCATAAAAATCACCAACAGAGGCATTAGAATCACCAGGAGTGGCATTTAATTGAACATTACTAGTAGATGTAGTTCTAATTGGCTGAGAAGTATCGTTGATAATATTAAAATTAATAATATTTCCACCTAAGTTTGAACCACCAAGAGAATAAGCATTAGAATAAGTTCCTTTTAAAGTTGCTAAATTATAGATAGAAGTACAATCACTAGTAATTAAAAAGCCTGGAGCAGATGGTTGAGATGTAGTCGCAGTATTTGTTCCAGAATATGCGCCAAAATTAGCATTAACTGCGTTTTTACCTTTCGATTTCATTGTATAGGTAGTACCTTGATTAAGAGAAGTGATACTTAAATTTGTATTTTGATTACTTCCAGAAACACTTCCTGTAGAAACATCATTAGTATGAGTTAAATTTCCCCCATATCTTACAGAAGAAGTAGCAACATAATTGACTTCATATTCTTTAATAAGTGGTTCGGTTTGAATGCCAGCAGTAGTAGAATCGTGATCTGCTGGTTTAGTCCAAGTAGTATTTATCTGAGTTGTGCTTACTCCAGATGCTGAAAAAGCGGTTGGTGCTGCTGGTGGACCAATGCCATCAGTTCCTAGATTGGTAACAGTTAAATATTTAAGTGCTCGACCACCTTGTTCATTTACACCATAAATTCTAAAATCATATAAGGTTTGGGTTTCGATAGTATATTCTTTCCAAGTAGTACCAACCATACCACTACCAGAACCATCGACATAAACTTCAAGTTTAGTACAACTAACTGCTGAACCAACTGCGATAGCACCAGTATTAATAGTAATTGTGGAAGCGTGAGCCCAATCTTGTGAAGCATTAAGAGAACTTTTAACATAATCTACTCTAATTTCAGAGATTTGTGGAACATATACATTATAGAAACCAAGTTGTTTTTGGGTAATATTGGTCCATTGAATCCAAACTTTCATTGTATCTTTATCAGAAACAACAAGTGTTGGAGCAGGTGGAGTATCGATTAGATATGTATCTAGCCATTTATCAAGTAATTGAAATCCTTCAACATTTTTTGTAGTATTTGTAATACCAGTACCAGTAGTTCCAGTGAAAGTCGTATTATTTAAATTAGGAAAAGTGCCCACTACTGCTCTCGAATTACCGATTGGAAATTCGACATGTCCTGTATTATCAATAACCATTCTTTCAGTACCACCAGTATAAAATTTAAGATCATCATTATCAGTTCCTGCTGCTGTTTCAGCACTGATATAAGTATCTTGATCGACATCAATAACACCTCCTAGGGAACCCCAAGCATTTCCAGCACCGAAACCTTCGAATTGATCAGTATCAGTATTAAATCTGATGTAGCCTTTATGCCCAGTAGCATTTGCAGTAGGTCTTTCGGCAGTTGTACCTTTTGCTATTCTAAAAGCATCTGTTCTATCTGTATCTAAAGAAACAACTGGTGCTGCGAAACCAATACCAATATTACCAACAGAATCGACTACAAATTCTGAGTTATTTGGACCAATTGCTAATTCTCCTGTACTAATTTTACCATTTGGATAAGACATTATAATTTTATATATATATAATAACTAATATATTTATAAATCCGCATTTATACACAAACATTATATTAAATTAGTTATGTGTTTATCGATTATAATAATATAGTATAGGTAATTACATATTTATACATATTTATAAATATAAATATCCATTTTTTGTATGGTATATAATAAATATTTTTTTATGTATATCTATATTATAGATATACATTTATGAGTTATCATACTTCAGGGACTTTAAGTAATTTAGAAAAAACAAATTATTTATTTAAGAAATTATTAGGAAAACCGAGTACATTAGATAACAGAGAGTTCTTTCAAGAACCAAATAGACCTGCTAGAGCAAATGTATTTCAAACTCAAATTTTTAAGGATCCAATTCCAACAGAAGCACCAACATCTCTTTCAGGATTAGGCGATACTGACCTCGATAATAATGGTAATACATTGGCTGGTTCTTACGAAGGTAGAACAAATGGAATTGTTAAAAGATATGTAAAAATTCCATTAACAGCGATTACAGGTACTGGAGGAAAATCATATGAAGCATTAGAAGCAACTACTTCTCATCCTAATAATAATAATAGTCATGGTTCAGGTGGAGCAGATGGAACTTCAGGAACTTATAATCGTGTTACACAAGATGGTGTTCCATTTAATTTTGATCCATTAGGTTCATATGAAATTAAATTATATAAAGCCAATGGTACAGAAATTCCATTTGGAAGTTCTGGTGGTGAATGGCTTTTTGATTATGAATCAGGAATTGTTACATTTTATGAATACGATAATATATCTGGTATTGATGCGAGTAATCCACCACTAATTTCATTTTATAGATATATTGGAGAAAAAGGTGTTGGTATGTCTCTTGTTAATAAAACTGTCTTCAATGCTGGTAATCAAACTGGTACTAATGATAATATTGCTGCTGTCCTACTTGATACCAGAGATATTGCAACTATTGGTGATAATGATCTTTCTCAGGCATTTCAATTAGGTGGTAACTACGATGGGTCTTGGAGAATTGTTCTTACAGGTGGTGGTAATGATCCTGCCGGAACATCATTTAATATTCAAGTTAGAACTGGTGGTGTTTGGGTAGATAAATTCAATGCAACACAATTTTAAGGAAAAACAACTGTTATTCCATTCCAGACAACCCATTCATATGGAAATACAATTTTACTTTGTTTGTCCATTTTTTCGAGTGCAATAATATCATTTATATTTAAATCATATATAGAATATTTTGTTTCATATCCATTCGGATTAAATATATTTCTTTCTACACATATGATTTCTTTATTTTTAGCAATATTATCAATTAATTCCTCTAATGAGGATATATTAACATAAACTTTTTTCATTTTAATCTAATAATTTGTAAATATTATCAATTTTATATTTTTACAAATTAAATTAAAAATTTAGATAAATATATATAATATTATAGTAACTATTATGGAAAATTTAGATCTTTTAAATACAAATAAATTTGTTCCAACTGGTGTTTATAGTTTATCCAGTGATAAAAAAAAAGAAGATTATTTACGAAAACAAATGGAATTTAGACAATATATGGAAAATAAAAAGTCTAAATTTACAATGGGGGGAAATATAAATAATGATTTAGGAATGGATGACTTAGCAAATACTAATGCAATTGATTTCAAAGTTTCTCCTAATCCTGTTTCTGAAGTCAAAAAAACTAAAAGTAAAACTCAGAATCGCCCGAGTTCTGTAGCGATTGATAGTCGTGATAGAAATACAGTAGAATATAAAGATGCGAATCAATATAAAATTAAATTAAATAAAGCATTTGTAAATGTTTCTAGAGTAGGATTAAAAAGTACAGAATTTCCAAATACCCAACAACTTATTAGAGGAACTCCTGCCGAAATTGCTAATAATATTATAGCATGGCAAAATGAAATTGATACTATCTCAAGAGTAAGTCCTAGTGGCGCACCAAATACTTCAAGTGGATATATTACTTATAAAACATCGATTAAACCAGGTAATTATGATGCATCCTCATTACAAAAAGAAATTCAGACTAAAATGAATGCTGTTACAAGAAAAGTTTATACAACAAATGATGCAGGTACTGATTATACTACAACAATTAAACCACATACTTTTACAGTAACAATTAATACTGTTACTGATGAAACTGAAATCACATCTGTTGAGTATAATAACTACAGTAATGTTTTACATACAAGAGAAGGTTGGGATAGAGTATATTTCGCTCAAAAATTAAGTGATACTGGTGATGCTTTAGTTCCTCATAAATTAAAGACTGGTGACCGTATTTTCATTCAAGATGCAAATGATATTGGTGGTATTGGTGATAGTGAAATTAATGGAGAACATGTTATTACACAAGATTCACTTGAAGATTGGGATAGTAATACTAATACACCATCTCTATCTTTTTTTGGAGCAGCTGTTACTGATGGTGATAATGTTTATTATTTTAATACAAGTACTAAATCATCTTTAAGTGTTGCATATGCTGGTGGTACTTCTATTAAAATTGGTACAGGTATTGGTTTCCGTATGATGTGGAATGAAAATAATACTTCTGCTAGTGTTCTCGGATTTCAAAATATAATTTTCCCTGCAAGATTATATGATAAACAATATGTTAAAGATAGTAATGGAAATTCAACTGATGTATTAGATAGTAATCATTATAAATTTGCTGGAAATACTGATGCGACTAAAATTACAATGACTACTACAATTAATAGTTCTGTTGTTAAAGTAAAAAGAGTCGCCCATAATCTTATAACTGGTGATTATATTAGTTGGGAAGATTGGCCAATTTCTAAACCATTAGGTGGAATATATGCTGTAAAATTAGATTCATTATTAACATATCTCGATTATCCAGTTACACGTGTAGATAATGATAATTTTACATTTGATATGGGAATGAAAGCAACACTCGCCCATACTGTTGTATTTAATGGCCAAACAGTAAAAGATAGTGTTGGTAATTGGATTCCATTAAAACTATATGATAAAGCAGTTACACAAAATTTTGCTTTAGTTGTTAATAATACTGTTATTAAAAGTCGTTTAAATATATATAAAATTCTTCGTCATCAAGAAAATGGTGTTACAGTTGATACTAAAGCAAGAATTTTTTTTACAACAGATCATGGTATGGCAACTGGAGATCGTATTTATGTTACTTTTGATGGTTCATATGGATATATAAGAGATGCAACCAATACTAATCATCCAGTTGATCCTAGAACATCTGACCAAATTAAAGCAGTTTCTGAAATTTCAAATCCGGGTGGTGTTATTGTTGAAAAATATAATGATACATCTGTTTTAGTTCCAATTAAAGAATTCCCATTAGATGCTACTTGGGGTGATAATATTACAGAGAATCAATATACTAAAGTTTGGAATCTTGTTTTTGGTCTTGGTAATACACCTGATGGTACTAAAAAACATGGAGAAGGTATTATCAAAAAATTAAGTAAAGGTATTAATCTTGATGGTGAAAATTATATTTACTTTTGT